GTGTCAGACAGCCAAACGTCCCAGCGGTTTGCCAGACGGCCCATGTCCAGCTCCATGTTAGAGTAGTGGGTATAGGTGTAGAGCTGGGCGTAAAAGCCCATTTTCTCCACCTGTTCCAGAGCGTAGGCGGTGAGGTTGGTGAGGTCAAGCGTGGACAACTGCTTGAGCTTGTTTTCCTCCACGTCCACGCAAACAGGGAGAGAAAACTCCTTGCCGTATACCGCCTGCCGCAGCAGGGCAAGCTCTGCATCGGCCATCGCCTCGCTGGTGGCGTAGGTGTAGTAGTAGACGCCCACGTCCAGACCTGCAGCCCGGGCGTTGCGGTAGTTGGTCTCAAAGGTCGGGTCGATGTACAGGCCGTCTGCCCGCTTGGAGAGCCTGCGGTTGGTGCTCACCGTCTTGAGCATCGCTCCCTTGTAGCCCGCCGCTTTGACCTTTCGCCAGCCGTCGAGGGTAATTTTGCCCTGATACCGGCTCACGTCGATGTACCGGTAGGGCGGGTCGCCCTCCCAGCCGGTGACAGCCTCTGCCTTGGGGACTGCGGGTGCGGGTGTTGCCTCGCCGGTGTCCTGCTTGTCCCCCGGGCCAAAGATGGCCCGCACCAGCTTTTCCAGCAGCTCCAGCAGTTTACTCATTGTAGTCCTCCCCCGTGATCTCTTTGTACTGCTCTGCGGTGATCTCGCCCTCGGCCACTCGCTTGGCCAGCTCCGCTTTGACTCCGGCATGGCGGCGTGCGGGCATCTCTGCCCATGTCTTGGTACCGGCGATGAGCCGGTTCGCCCAGATTTTGTCCATTTTGATGTCCTCCTTATTTGTTGACGGCGGCGTCCAGCTCGCACAGCGAGTCCTCGATAGCCGCCTGCCGCTCCTGTGATTCCATATCCTGCTCACACATGGCGTCCTCGATCTCCGCCACGAGGCCGGGCAGCTCCCTGAGCTTCTGCTCCTCTGCCAGCTTCTGGTGGAGCTCTTTCAGGCTCTTTTCTGTTTTGTGCAGACTCATCCGATGACACCTCCGATCATGGTGATATTGCCGCCGACGCCGCTCTCGCCCCGGGTGATCGTCACCTTGTAGTTAAAGGCCGCTCCCTTGGCGGCGGTCTTGTTGGTAAAGGCGTGGTGTGCAAAGGCCCGGCTCTCGCCGCGCTGGATGTCGGTGCAGTTTTCCCACACCGGGGTCTCGTCCCGTGCGTTATTGGTCATCTCCACGGTCAGGCTCATATCTGCCGGGAAACTGCCTTCGAGCGTCATGGCGGCCACGGTGATGGTGTCGTCCGCCGTCAGGGGGGCGGTCAGGCTCACCGTGGCACCGGTGACATTTTTGGTAAAGGTTATGGTCTTGGTGGCGGGAATAATGCCGTTGTCCACTTCTAGTGTAATGGTATGGGCTCCGTTCAGCACCTGCTGGTAGCCTACCTTTTCAGCCAGCCAGTCCACGGTCAGGGCGGTGCCCGGGGCCACATCCGTCCGGGTCTGCTTTACCTCTCCGTCCAGCTTTTCAGTTACCGTAAGCGGTTCCGTGCCGGTGTCTGTCGCCGTATATGCAACTGTAAAGGGGGCATTCTGCTCCCCCAGGTCAGTTGCATCTGTGGTGATTCCGGGGATGGTGCCTACCATGCCGTTGCTGGATACCATGAGGTTAAAGGGCAGTATGAATGCCGGGCGAACACCGTACTCGTCATATGACCAAATGGAGGAGATGCTTCCGTCAGTATATACGACTGCGTTATTGTCATGCCCGTTAAACTCGCGTGTCCACCATTTTGCTCGTTGTCCTTTGTAATACGCTACACGCTTACTCCATGACTCAGAAGTACCACTACTTGCGTCTGGTGAGTCGCTAAAATATTTGAGGTAATGGAGACCAGAAATCCACATGCCATAATTGAGTTCTCTGCATGCAAGCAAGAACACTTTATCTGACGCATTGTGATACTCTCTTTCGTAATATTTTAGCGTTACAGTTTTTATCGCCGAATAAATTCCGCTAGGTAACAATGAAGGGAATGTCGTTTTCAAATAGTCATCCACGACAAAGTCACCGCCGGAATAAAATGGCATAGTTGCAACAATGTCCTCCATGAGCAGCCACGTTCCATTGCAGCTTTGGTCGTAATCCGAGCTAGGCAAACCCTGCTGCACGACCAAAAAATCCTTCAGCGTACCGTTCACTTTGATTTTAACGGTGCTGCCAACCGTCATATCGCCAAGTCTTGTTGCCATGGGCTATCCTCCTTCCTCTCAAAACTCCACCCTCGACGCCGCCTTGTTCCATACGCCTGTCAGCTCCACGCCGTCAAGCGTGTCAAAGGCAGTAACGAAACTAGGCCCATCAATGCCAGAGCCGAACTGCATCTCGAGCATTTTAATTCTTACGCCCGCTGCCGCAGCGTCCGCCGCAGCGCCGGAGATGGTGAGGGTCTTGTCGGTCTCGATTTTGATAGCGTTGATGCGGTCGCCCACGGCTTTGGCGTCTGCGGGAGCGCCCTTGACGGTTAGGGTGGGGTCGGTGGTGACGATAGCCGCTGCATTGTCCGCATACTGCTTCGCCGCAGCTTCACTCTTCGCCGCAGCGTCTTTGCTTTCTTCCGAAGAGTTTGCGGCTAATTCAGCAGCGTCTTTTGCGGTTGACGCAACGGTTGCGGCGGCTTCCGCCTTTTCCCTTGCGATGTCAGCCCCTGCAACATCACTCAGAGTGTTGAGGGTGTTGGCGTTCATTGGAGTCCCCTCGACAACAGGTTCGTCATTACGAATCAAAGTGATGATTTCTGATGTGCCATCAGATTTCATCATAGTCCAACGCCCGGGATATTTTGCCTTTCGGTCAACAAAGTGCATAATAGGGTTCACCTCCGCATATTGTATCTGAACAATAAAGTAAGTGGTCTTTTGCCATCGCTTCAATGTCAGACAAAACTTTTTCTACTTGATTGATAATCGCAAAATGATAACTCAGCGCCTCGGGAGTTTCCGGGGTAGAACTTTTGCCACTGCATTTGGAACGAATGGCTTTCACGTTATCAATCCACCGAGTGGCATCCGCAACGGTCAGATAATCATTGATTGTCCAACCAGCTTCCACAGGAACAGTTAAACCGACCGTCCCTGAAAAAATAAGCTTGCTGTCGTCGCCGTAATAAGCGCTTCCATTTGTAATGTTGACGTAGTCGTTTGCGACAACCCATGATGGCTCGACAGAGGGCGGGTAGAAGTTGTTGGAGGCGGCGAAATAGAGCTGGTATTCGACGCCCTTTTCCAGCGCGAAATCGCCCATGTCCAGCGCCACGTCGTTGTAGCCGCGGATAATGTCGATGAACTTGTCCACTAGGGCGGTCGTGGAGTCGTACTTGCGCAGGACGGTGCGCATCGTGCCCGGCACAAGGCCCTTGACGCGGAATTCCAGCGAGCGGAGCAGCAGGCCCGCTTTCTTGGCAGTCAGCGGCATGAAGAACTCGAACTTGGCGGGATAAGTGTCCCATGCAGGAATGTCGCCGCTTTCATTTTTCGCAGTAACAACTTGAATGTTTTGCTGTACAATCCTTGCAGAATAAGGTGCGCCAACGATTTCGGCGAGTTCTTTGATTCCGTTTTCAATGCGGTTGTAATCCGTATAGCTCAGAGCGCCCTTCATGCCAGCAGCCCATTCTTGCTGTTCTTCTTCTGTCCATGTGCCAGTTCTTGCCTTTGCGGTCAGTTCTTTTACCCGGTCAACATCAGCTTGCGTTCGGTCTGTAATCCACGTTGCCATATTTCACCTCTTAAAAAATCAGTTTGCCGTCAGCGTCAATAGCAAGAGACTTTGGGACGGTAAATGCAGGGTGAACAACATTATCATACTTACGGGGAGAGTCGTCATTCGTAGCGTAAGAAATCGTCTCTGCGTTGGTATTCACTTGTAACGTAGAATCATACACGGCGTATGCATTTACAAGTTTGCTGACCAACAGAGGTCGCCAGTACTTGTTGGCGCTTGAACTTGTGCCAGCAATATCACGAAGCATCTGAAGCGAGTACAGGTAAGGAGTTCTCGTCCAAATAGATCGTCCTCTGCTGGAGCCATCCATGTCAGAGGCAAGCATCGTTTTCAGGATTCCAGATGCATTTTGCAGGGGAGTACCCTCGTTGTGCTTATAGCTCGGGCTACTAGTTGTCCAATTCGGAGCATCAGAGCCTTCCGTGTCATACCCGAACTCGTGGTAAGAAAGTAGGAAAATGCTTTTTGCCATCGTGGTTACTTTGCTACTGCCAGAATTGCAATAAGAGTCAGAAAAGCCAGGAGTATAATAGATGGTCGTCTTATCAATAGCTTTCTTCTGGGCAGAGCTGAACGAATTGAGGTAATCTTCGTTGAGCCAGTTGTTTACGCTGCTGCTGGCGTAAGTAGACCATGTAGAGCTCCAAGCCATGATGGCTGCATAGTGTTTCCGAACCAGAAGAGTTCGCCCGGTTCCATTCAACTCGCTTTCGTAGTCATGCTTTGCAACGATGAACTCGGCCACGCTGCCGCCTTCATCCATAAGAACTGTGCCACCCTCTGTAACATCAAACAGATTGTACGCCGCCGTAGCGAAGGAGCATTCTGCGGAGACGCCGCCTGCTGAGGCTGTGACAACAGCCTTACCCGGAGAATTCCACTTGACTTGGCAGGTGGATTTTCCTTCCGCATTCGTCAGAACGTGAAGGGAGACGATTCCTTCAGGAGAAGCTGCCCAGTTGATTTTAGGAGAGTCAATAGAAGCAGGGGAGAGGGTGGCAGACAAAATAACGGACTCGCCCCAATCGAGCTGTTCGCTGGTATGGTCAAGAGACATAGCCTGAGCATCTGCCATCATGTACCCCTCTACAGTACCTTTGAAACACCCGTTGAAAGTGTACTTTACATTGGTCGCCAGCAAGACAGCATCGTAATTGAACTGATGGTGAATCTTTACCATATCAAGGGCGTCAATAGTAGGGCTTGCCCGATATGTGAGAGAAGCCTTGCGGCGGTTGGAAAGGACTCCATAAGACTCTGTAAGGGCATTCCTGGATTTTACAAGGATGTCCTTTGTGAGCATAACATTGCTCAAAGTCTGGCTGACGCCTTTGCCCGAAGGGCTTTCGGGATAAGCGTAGGTAACGCCACCTGCGGTAGTCACCACGTTGAGCATATTTTGAGCAAAGGTGATTTCCGGCCAAGAATAATTGTTCAGTACTGGAATGTCCAACACGGGATTGGATGTATCGGCTCCGTAGACTCTGTTAATTTTTATCACGCCATCACGAGTCTGGTACAAAGCCATTCCAGCAGCGTTTGCCGCAAGCTGCAAAATATCGGAATTGTGATAAGTAGACTCATCGCTTGTAATGTCGGTGGAGTAATCTTTCAGTTCATCCGAAATATCGAAGGTAATTTCATCCGCTTCCAACAGCTCCAAGGCATCGTAGCACATCTCATAGAGCGTGCCGTATTTTCTTCCGGTGTACTTCGTGCTGGATAGATACAGAAAAGCGTCTCGCGCCTGAAAGGACGCCTCAATACTGTTGGCAGGGACGCTCCACTCCGACAGGAAGAACATTCCTCCGCTCACCCATTCAGTCTTTCCGTCAACATCCATTCCATAACGAACGGTGACAGGCTGGCGCTCATAGATGTACTTGTAAATCCCTTGAGGGTTTACGGAGTCCCATGTGCGGTCACTGTTGTCTAAACTAAAGGAAATCGACTCCTGAGAAAGCTGCCCGGAGATAGGGTCTCTTGCAGAAGAATGGCTGTAGGACAAGATTTTGGTCTTGTCAAACACCAGATACCTTCCGATTTTCACTTGCTCGACCCTTACTCTTCGGTCGGGGAGACACCACTTCAGCACCTCTAGCTCTACAGCATCAAACCCGGAAAGTTCTACTTCAACGTCAGAACGAATGGATTTGTTTCCGTTCACAGTCACGGTTTTCAGCTTTTTGGCCCCAAGATATGCGCTGACCGAAAAATCTGTAGCGTATTCGTTAAACGCTGTAGACCAGCAAATTGAAACACCGGGAATCGAAGATTTGTTTTCGCTCGGAAGCTCAAGCCGAATAACAGGGTGACTTGAATCGTCAAAAATCTCGGCGCTCAAAAAACCAGTAGTTCCATACGGAGGAGAAGAAGGAACGATGCTACAGCTTCCATCAAGAACGGTGAGATTGGGCTCTCCTGTGGAATATCTCGAAATGGAAGCGTTATCAGAAAGCGCAATATTGTGAAAGGTGGAGAACGGGGCTGCCGATGACGTGACGATGGTAGCTTTTTTATTGATGCCCGGTTCAGTGATTCCGCAGGTAATCTCTACAAAAGATTCCGGAACAAGGGTTTCGTTAAATTTTTCTTTCCACTTATCGGAGACTTCAACCATACGTCATACCTCTACAAGAGAAAGTTTGCACCCTGTCCATCCCATCACGCCACCGGTCTTAGGCCCTCTACGCCACATGCCGCCGGTGCGGTCCGAAACATACATCTGGCGCGTGGTATAACCGGCTGTGGCTTGGTTATAGAATTTAACAGTGCAGTAAAAATTCGTGGTGAAAAGGCTTAAGATGTCGGCCCATTGCCGCGCGGTAAGGTAGTTCCATGACATGGAGACCTTTGCCACATCATGCCGCACGACAGCGCCAACAACTTTACCCTGAACATTTCGCCCAGAGTCCACGATCGTGCTAGTCGTTCCCTCGTAAGAGGAGGGTTCCGGCAGCTCTACGCCATTCACCGTAACCAGTGCAGGAATATTGGCCATCTGAACCATCCTTTCTTAGTAAGAGTAAACTTCAGTACCCATAATGGACATGCCACGTTCTTTCTGCGTTTTTTCAACGGAAGCAGTGAGCTGCTTGCCATCAAGGTAAACTTTCACGTCCCTGCCATCAGAAATTTCTTCTCCGTAGCGCTGCCATATATCGAGGAATGCATTGTAGCAGCCATTGTACACAGCATCCCTCATCTCTTCGGAGTTTCCACTTGCGGCAGAATAGGTGCCACTATACGAACCAGACCCATAGGTAGAGTCATAGCTGGATGTGCCAGCATACTGAGAGCTGTCGCTATAGTTAGAACGGCTGATACTGCCAATAATGCCTGCGATAGCAGCGGCAATCGCCAAGCCACCGGCAACCATTGCAAAGCCGGTAGGAATGCCAAGCACAGACAACGTGCCACCGATTGCTTCCAGCATGGCGGTAAAAGCGCCGCCAATCGTAGTAATCAAACCAGCTACACCAGCAAGCATCTTCGGGAACTGGCTCAGTAAGCCACCAGACAAGCCTTTACTGATTGCAAGCGCTGCGGTCGAGAGCGGAGTCTTTGATTTAGTGAACACGCTGGTAATGTTCTCGACCATCTTTGCCGTATTTTGTGTGGCAGCGCCAAAATTCTGAGTCAGTGCGCTCACCAGATTTTTGCCAATGGTAGCGGCTGTATTCAGTAGGGAAGAAGCTTGGTTTTTCAATTCTTTGCTCAGTCTGCCAAGCAAATCGCTTGCAACGGACTTGACGCGTTTACGCTGCTCATCGCCCATAGCGCCCCAGATGGAAGCAGCAATAGTAGTGCCGACTGTTTTCCAGTCGCCACTCTGCGCGGCCTGAATGAAAGTTTGCACCGTACCGAAGAAGTTGGTCTTGAGGTTGTTATCGAGTTCGGCCCACTTAGAGTCTAGCCCGGAAATGATGCCGTTGACGTAGCTTGTGCCGCAGTCAATGCCATAGTTCGCCATCCCTTCGCCCTTGAGCTTGGTGGCGTCTACAAGTTTATTCATAGCATCGTTGACATAACCGAGGGAGCCAGTGATGCCGTTTGCAAGGCCTTGAACGACATAAACACCGATTTGGTGAAACACTTGCGAAGGAGAATGAATTTCAAGCGCATCTTTGAAGCCATTGACAAAACCATCAGTGAAGCTCTTAATACCATTTGTAACGGTACTCCATGCATCTTTTAGGCCGTTGATTAGGCCGTCCCAGATGAATTTGCCAAGTTTTCTTAATTCGTCAGGAAGCTTTTTGAACTCACCGACAATAGACGAAACGATTTTGGGAATTTCAATAACAACGAAAGCCACCATACGCTCCCGCCATTTAGAAATAACGTCAAGAGCTTTGAGAATTGCAGTCCAAATATTCCCCGGCAGTTCTTCAAAAAACTTAACAACAGACGAAACGATTTTTGGAACTTCGGTTGTTACAGTAACGACCATGTTTCCGACCCACTCCCCGATTTTGCCGACAGCAAAGCCAAGGGCATAGCCGATTTTTTCAGGAAGAGAGCTGAACCACTCGCCAATGCTACTTACGATGTTCCCAACCTTTTCAGGCAGAGAAGTCATAAAGTCAATAACAGCGTTCCACTTAGTGACAATGATTTGTTTGATGGCATCGATACGCTGTTCGAAAACAGTTTCGACATAATGCATTTTAATGTCGGCTTCTGCGGCAGCATCTGTTTTTTCGCCACTCTCTTTAGCGCCCCATTTAATACCAGCCCAGTGAAGAACAAGGCCAATACCGACACCAGCAGCGGCAACGGCTCCAGCAACAGGAAGGCTTGCGCCAACAAGCAATGCAACGCCAGCGCCAGCAACGCCACCAAAAATTCCCATCAAAGCAGTGATGATGGTGTCAAGAACGGGAAATTCTTTCAGCTTTTCACCAAGCGAGAATGTAATTCCCGCAAAGGTAATAAGACCTGCAAGACCGATAGAAAGCGTTGCGGCTGTACCAGCGGCCGCTCCAAGATTGGTGAGCAGTGTGATACCAGTAATAGAACCGAATGCCGTTGTTAAAGCAGCCTGAATCCATGTGCTTGCATCGCCAAGATTTGCTTCGCCAGTGCCAAGCGCATAAGTAAGACCTGCAAGGCTTGCCACAAAAGCGATGCCCATGCCAAGCGTAATGCCATCTGCTCCCATCGTGCGCCAAAGAACAAAAGAGCCAAACGCGGCAGACACCACTTCACCTAAAAGTTCGAGAGGATTCCCGCTAGATGCGTAACCCTTCGCAAAGCTGAATACTAACGATGCTTCGACAACGACTGTTGCAATCGAAAGAGCCAGCTTTTGCAATTCTGTCATCTTGGAAATTGCTGTCGCAATGTCCGTCAGGAAATTGGTGATTTTCCACAATGCGAGTGCAGCAGAGATAGCACCAATAATCGGTAGCATATCTTTGATTTTCTGCTTGATAGCATCAATCTGCTTTGCAAACTCTTCGTTGTACTGCTTGAACATATCGTAGCCGGACAGGTCTACGTCGCCCAAGATGTTGCCAGCAGATGCACCGCTGCTAGAGCCAGAGCTTCCCTGCGTTGGGTCGATGATGTTAAGTTCATCAAAGCCCATCGTGTAGTCCTTCAAGGCCTTGGCGGCTTTCTTTGTCGAATCGGTTGTTTCGTCCATTGCGTCACCGATGCCGCCAACGCTATCAGCGCTCTTGGTAAAATCGGTGAACACAACCTTTACACCCATCAGCTTTGCCACCCACTCAACGAATTCTCGAATGAGCTGTACGGCTGCAATCAGCGGGGGAAGAATGGATTTCAGAGCAGGGTAGAGCAGAGAACCGACAGACTTTGCCAACATATCCAGCTGAGCTTTCAGAATCTTGATCTGGTTGGCGGGGCTTTGAATGGTCTGCGCAAGATTGCCCTGCACATTGGCAGTCTGCTTCATAATGGCGATATAACGCAGAACCGCCTTATCTGCCTGAGACAGGCTAGAAACCTGCTTGTTAAAGCCCAAGTCAAGAAGTTCCTGCTGCAACCGCGCCTGAGACAGGTCAACGCCAAGACGACGAATAGGTTCAATCTCGCCAGAGATAGCAGAGGACATTGCGGTAAAGGTTTCGGCAACATCCTTGTTCCAATAAGAGCCTTCATCATAGGCAAGCTGGGTCAAATTCTTAGAAAGAACGTAAGCCTTGTCGCTAGCCAAACCAAACGAAGTACCAAGGCTCTGAATAGTAGCCATGTAGGTCATCGCTTTGGTCGGGTCAACTCCAAGCAGGCCTTGCATCTTGCTAATGAGCGTATCTGCTTCACCGCTCAAATTGCCCATAGCATTATGAAACAGGTCTGTCGCTTCGTAAAAGTCATTGAATTTCGCAACAGCTTTGCCAAGATACTCAGCAATAGCTTTCAGCGAAACCAGCTTTTTCGCAGACAGCATGAAACCATTCAGCTGGTTAGACAGGCTGAGATAGCTTTTTTTCTGTCGTTCGTTGGCAGCAGTCACACGGTTTGCCTGTGTGACCACCTTGCTCAACTGCGGCGGCAGCTTTGCAAAAGCGTTGCCAACCTTGTCAAGCTGAGATGCAAGGGGAGTAAGGGCAGCAGAAATCTTCTGACAAGAGCTTGCAAAAGAATCAAGGTCTGTTGCTTTCAGCTTGTCGGTCAGGTCAGGGATTTTCCCAATGGCATTGACAGCACTGCCGATTGCTTTTAAGCCGGAAGCATCCAGAATGGACAGGGGAGCCATTGCGTTTGTCAGTTCAGTAATGCTACCGGACATGGAGTAGAAATCCACGCCATTCAAGCCGGACACGGCGGCAGGAATTTTCTTGATGGCGTTGACAACGCCGTTAATGCTTTTTACGCTGCCGGAAAAGTTTGCGTTGCCGATGCCATTCAGAAAATTCGTGATGTTGTCCAGCCCAGACAAGCCGGTGGATGCCTGTTTCAACGCAGAAATGGAAGCGGACAGCTTATCAAGGCTGTTGACAACCTTCGTCACATTGCCCTTTGTCCGCAAATTAGAAATGGCGGTAGCGAGCTTGTCGATATTAAGCTCTGCGCCCTGCGATTCCGCAGAAATTTCTACGGATAAGCTCGTAATATCAACATCAGCCATCACTACCACCATCACTTTCCATCATAGAGAACATCATTCTCTTGATTCGCTCCTGCGCCTCAACTGCGCGTTGGTATTCATACTCGTCTTTCTCCTTTTGGGTAAGGGGAATCGGTCTATCCATGTACTTGATGGGCTTAGACCCTTTCTTTCGGAACATATTTCCAACCGTAGAGGAAAGCGCAGATGCCATGTAAAAACCGTTTCTCCATGCTTCTGCATTGGCTCTGCGTTCTCGCAGTTCCTCTGCGTCACGGTATACCTTAGCCAGCCAGACATCACCGTGCCAGAACTGCTCGTAGGTCATGCCGATGGAGATGTAATAGGCTTCTACATCGTGGAACAGCTTGGAGAAGGAGAACGGCTCTCCCTCTCCGTCTGGTTCCTGAGATTGTGCGGTTACACAATCTCCCACGTTGCGTTTTTTGCGGTCTTGTCCTCGGTGTCAGTTGCCAGCAGAGACTTAGAAGCGTCCATGAACATCTCAAGCAGAACGCCCATCAGGTCTTCCTTATCCTCGATGTGCTGGAACATCTCGTCCACGACCTTACGCTTGATGCCACGATTCCGGGCGATAAACGCGCCGTAGAACAGGGCGCGGGAATTGGACAGCAGGTTGGTCATCTGGGTGTACTGGCCAATCTGAAAGCCAGCACGTTCGGTAGCTTCCACGCTGTCACGGGTGAAAGTCAGCTCATAAGTGTTCTTGCCATCAGGGGAATGAAAGTTGATAACCTTTGCAGCCATAATAAATGCTCTCCTTTATAAATAGGAGCAGAACCAAATCCGTTGTTCAGTTCTGCCCGGTTTGATTGATTCGATTTTTGCGGTTTAGCCGCCGTTGATGGTCAGCGCCTTAACGAACTTCGGCTTGGTGTGGAAAATGCAGTTGATGGTCATTTCCACAACCTCATCCACGCCAAAGCCGGACAGACCAACCTGATGCATACCCTGCCAAGTGAAGCCGGAGCCGTCCTGCATCTTAATTGCATAGTACTTGTCGGGGTTCTCTTCGGCAGATTCATCGTAGCCAGCTTTCTGAACCGATTCGTAATCTTCCTTGTTGTAGTTTGCGGTAAACGCCTTAATATCGGACTGGTTAATACCAAAAATCTGCTTCTGCATCGGATCAGACAGGGTGGTGGCATCCAGAAGGTTCGGATCGGAAATCATATCCGGGACATCCTTGATGTCACACAACTTCGTCAATGCAGACTCGGTAGCACCACAATACAGGGTGGTATTCAGACCGGAGATAGCAGTACTCATAGAATGTTTACCTCCTTAGTTTCGGTAAATCATTCCGTCCTCTCCGATTGTTGCCCCATAGCTGCAATCAATCCGATAGACGGAATTGTTATACAGCCCATTCAACGGGGCAAACGATTTGCGATAGAACTTTTTTGGTTCAAGAATTTTATCAACAAGATTCACAATAGAACGTGCTTCTGCAATGCGTCCTGTTTCTTTGTTGGAGTAGACACGCACACGCAGGGAAACGGCAGCGTACTTGCTTCGGCTGGCAGAATCACGATGAACCGGGAGATTGCTGTTTTCCTCTATCTGCACACATGGAAACTTTTTGACGTTGCTGTCATTGATTTCGCCAGTGACAAAGATACCAGGCACTTGCTTTCGCAGTTCCTTGGCAACAGCTGTAAAGATAGAATTGAAATAATCGATCAACTATTCCAAACCTCCCTCCACGTTGCTTCTACCTGAGAAGCCATTTCTTCAACAGCTCCCCACATAGCCATAGCTGGTTCGTTGCCGCTGGTGTAATTCAACTGTCCCTTGCCGGGAACGGTATCCACATAGGTTCCGGCATTACCGGGGTCACCGTAGTAGTACCAACGTCTGCCAGCACCCTTGCCTTGACCATAGGAGCCATGCGCACCAACACCGGGCGGCAGTTCGCCGCCATATCCGTTGTGATGTGCACCGGTACCAAACTCGATAAAGGCGACTGACTTGCCCTCTGCAATGATGGTGCAAATGTTTCCGTTCTGCTCAACACGACAAGAGACATCGTTGCTACCGGCATATTCTGCATTTGCAAAGCGAACTTTCGCTACATCAAGCCCTTTGTCAGCCAACGACTTTGCAAACTCTTGCGCCTTTTTGTTCAGGGTGGTCTCGTACTCCCGTATCTGACGTTCCGCATCACGAAGTCCGGCATCGCTCAACCTCACTTTAATTTTCACTTGCAGCCACCTCTTTCAGCGCATACAACGTGTCCGTAATATGCTCTGCGACCTTGACCACAGTGTAATTGAAGGGCTTTGAAACGTCCGTCTGAAACCAGACGCGCGTACCTTCATAAAGCGGTGTGTTGCGCTTTTTGCTGGACGAACTGACAACGTAGCTGTAATCCGTGAACGCTCCAAAAGGGTTTGCTTCCGCAGAACCAGTAGGCGGGCTGACATTCAGCATCAGCTTTGCGGGGTCGCTCCACGATTCGTATGCGGATTCGCCAGTCTCGTTTCCCCACTCGTCCACAACAGGCGTTTTCTCGCCAACTGGGTTTGAATACCACAGCGGGCGTTTATCCAGCGGACTACCATTAAACATCAGCCGATAACACCTACTCTCGGAACCACTTCGTTTAGCAGAGACTGCGCCACATCGGAGCTTTCCCACACACGAGTAATGCCATTATTGGTATAGCTCGTCTGTCCGTTGGCGCCAATGTGGTTGTACAGTTCCGCTGCAATGCGTATCTGCAACGACTGATACTGCAAAGGCAGCTCGTCCGGTCTGTTACCGAAGGGGTAGCCCTGTGCAAATATCTTGTCTTTGGCAAAATCAAGCAGCAGGTCGAAGAGTGGGTAGTCCTCGTCCGTGACTTCACGGTCAAGTGCAGGAGCAATGTACTGTCCCAGCTTGACTGCCGCTTCGGAATACTGGTCTCCCATGCTGCTTTCCTCCTTTCGCCTTAGTAAGCCTTGATGCAGTACACAGCGTCCATGCGCTCAAAGGACGGCAGGACGATTTCAGAAGCATAGACGTTGGCGTTGACCGGGTGAACGGTCAGCTCAGTGGTGATGGCAACGCCAGTGTTCACAATGGACACGGATGCACCAGACTGACCGGACAGCAGGTCGGCTTCCTCAGGAGTAGTGCCGTACCAAGTGCTGCCCAGAGCGCCAGAAGGAGCAACCACCACCATGCCATCGGGCAGATACTTCTCGCTTGCGCTGTACTGGTCTGCCTTGAACATCTTGTCGTACAGATGGATGGTCAGACCGGTTGCAGATTCGACAATCTGCCGTGCTTCGGCATCCAGCAGAACGGCGTTTGCCTTTGCGGTGACAGTCATAAACCGATTCTTCACCTCGTCCGCAGCAATCATGTTGCGGAAGGTGGCGGTGTTCATGTACACCTCAGTCACAACCTCGCCAACGCTTGCCAGAACAGCATCCTTTGCAGCGTTCAGGTCAGCAATGGGGGTGGCGGTGGCGACGTTCCACTTGGACTTTGTGACAGAGACTTCCTTGTAGTTGGTGGACTTCCAAGTGCCGTCCGGGTCGTAGTTGTAGGTGTAGTTCACGCCGTTTGCCTTGATGGTGATGCCCGGAACGCCATTGGCGGGAGCCAGCAGCTGCCAGATCATGCGCTCAGGAACGATACGAGCGCCAGTGATAAGCTGTGCGGTGTCATCGTACAGACGGTTCATCACATCACGGGCATAGGGGTCGTTGCTGTCCAGAACACGCAGGATTTCCTGACGGTCTTTCTCGCCCAGATGGTAGCCCTCGCGGAAGAACGGCATCTCGGTCTCATCGAACTTGAAGCCCTCACGGGTGCGGAACGTAGCCTTTGCGTCAAATGCGCTGGGCATCAGGGAAACGCCAACGCCCTTGTGACCACGCAGCCACTTCAGGTCGAGACCGGCCTTCTTCTTGGCGGGAAACAGTGCATCAGATGCAAAGGGCATCGCGTTGGTAGGGTCATTCGTCCAATAGGCGGCAATCGCAGCCGGGGCAAAGACTTCCTTAAGATTCAGTGCCATGTTGTTTTACCTCCTATTAAGCGTTCACGCTGATGTTGTCACGGCAGAAGATGCCAGGAATGGCAGTCTTGAGCGCAGTAACCGCATCAGAATCATAGGTGAAGCCAGAGCTTGCGGCAGCCTTTTTGGTGTCGATAACGCCACGAATCAGCAGGGAAGCATTGGGGTTCTCTGCCGGGTCAACGTCATACAACAGAATGCCGTCTGCGGTGGCAGAAGTTGCCTTCTTGCCAGCCAGCGTCATGGGATAGCCAGCCTTAACCGCAGCAGCTTCGGTCACGGTAAAGGGGATGGCGGTGTAGTCATTGGAAGCAAGGATGGTATCGTTGATTCCGTTGACCGTGTTTCGGGTAAACTTCATGTTTTCCTCCTTGTTAATGGAAAGCACTCATTGCGTCACTCGATGCCTTAGAAGCATTTGCGTTCTGCTGTGCAAGGCTCTTAGCAAACGCCACGCCCTCACTGTCAGAACCGCCCTTGCCATCCGCACCCGGAGGTGTGGGCATATCCTTCAGCAGAGAAGCCTTGTAAGCGGTGTCGTGGGCGGTCATAAATTCCGACTGGAACTTAAACACCTTGTCCATGTCACCGTCAGCTAGTGCAGACGCAGCCTTGTTGGCAAGTTCAGCGTCATAACCCTGTGAAACGAACTTCTCACGGTAAGATGCAAGGGTCTTTTCCTTGACGAGGTTTTCCTTGTCGGCAGTCAAGGCTTCAATCTGCTTCTGCATCTCTGCCAGCTTGTCAGCCTGTTCCTGTGCAGCATTCTCGTCATCGGTGCGCTTTGCCTTGAGCTGCTTCTTGTACTCAGCAGCTTCGCCATTGGCTTTTGTCACGGCGTTGCGCAGCTTCTCGACCTCTGCGCTAGGGTCTGCAACTTTTTCAAGCGCAGAAATGATTTCATCGGCGGTCATGCCCTCTTTGTAGGCATCACCAAGTAACGCTTTGTAGTTCATATCGTTAATTTCCTCCTGCGTTTTTTTACCGTTGCTTCCCTGCAACGCTGCGAAATTTGTATCCCGGCTTCCCTGCCGTATTTATAGCAAAGGATTATTCACCCTCTGTTTCTTTATTGGTATCGGTAGACTGTTTGTCTGCCATGTTCTCGGCATTTGTGTCGGCAACATCCTGTTTAGGCTGTTCCTGTGGCTTCGGTGCTTTCCCATCCTTACCCAGCTTGCCAGCGGCAATCAGGAAAGGCTTGCTCATTTCGTAAGCAGCCTGCGGGTCAGGGAACAGACCGGGCGTAGTGAACGCCAACTGCGGGTCAATTGGCTGCTGAATCATCTGCGCAAAAATCTGAACCTTGCTCTGCTGGTTGTCATACTGGCGGCGGGGCAGCTTGATGTTGATGTCACTTGCCATCAGCTTAGAACCAGCCGTATCACGCAAGATTTTCAGCATTACAGACAGGCTCTGACGCTCAGCATACTTGAACATATTCTCGTACTGCTGCGCCCTTGCTTCGGTGTGATTCCAGCCATTACGGACAATGACTGCGCCCACGTTGTCAGATGTCGCGTTCTCGCTTCCAGTGGCACTAGGCATGGCAGTCAGACTGCGGTACACGTTCAGCATAGAATCAAGCAAGGTCTGGCTCTGCTGCTGGTCAAGCTCGTTTGCAATCTGCGACACAGAAGCGGGCAGACCAGAAGTGGATTTCAGGCACATTGCGCCAAGTTCCTTCACTTGGTCGAGAGCGTCCTTGTCCACAAGGCAGTTGGTAAACACCATGATGGATTGGATGAATTGCGCCACGCCGTCCAAACGGTTGCTTTCAAGGTCGTTGATGGCATCCAGCACAGGGATAGCCGGTTCAAACAAGCCCATTCGCTCCGGGTTCAGCTTGTATTCGACCATCGGCAGCATTCCAAGAGAATGGTTCTCCGATTTCGTAACCTTGCCGTTGTCGATTTCAAAGTACTGGTTTGGTGTATACACGCAAATTAGGTCGTTCAGGTCATTCTGATAATTGCGTGGGATGTGCAGAATGTTAGCGATGGGCTTGTGACCGATGCCGGAGTTGTAAATCACATACGCCATATCCGGGTCGGGAACATCCACCAGTAGGGGCGTTTCGTCCGGGTAGTTGCCGTTGTACCCCTTATCAGGGAGAACAATGCGGTATCCCTGTCCGCACTCCAGCATCCACTGCCAGAGCCGCCGATCAAGCGCATCTTTGCCCTCATACTGCAAAGCGTTGGACAGGCGGGCGATTTCCTCACCGTCACCTGTTGCCGTTTCAGACCGCACATAAGAGCAGGGAGTGCCGCTCATGTAGCCTGTGTAGAAGCCCACGCACTCATTGGCGTGGTTCTCTACAATGCGATTGGTAATTTCAGCGTGATACTCCTTCGTGCGATTGAGGACAGGCTGACTACCCAAATAGTAGTTGTGTAGAAAGCGAATCTCGTTCTTGTTCAGCAGATGAATAGGTTCTGCCTTGCCCATGACCACTTTCAGCACGTTTGCCCGATTGATTTCTGTCTCCGGCGTTTCAATCGGTCTACGTCCAGTCAGCGGCTCATTCAAAAAGCCGCCAACGACCATCTGATACTCAGCCATGCGTTCCTCCTTTCTGGCAAAATAAAAAGCGCAGCAAGACAAACCTGTTAAGGTCTATCTCACTGCGCCAAAACTGCGCTTCAAAAGCTATTTACTTTTCCGGCGGATGGATGATTTTCACCCATCCTTCCCTTGTGTCTCCTTCAATAACACCCTTGCATCTGTCGCACTTGAAATGGTATCGTCCGTCTACTTCGCCAAGATAGCGGTTGCAACGGACGTTCTTATAGATGGGATTCTGCCTGATACAAGGGCAACAGATTCTAACTAGCATAAACGCTCCTTTCGTTGGATTTCTGGAAACAGGCTGTTGAGCACAGACCTGTTGGAAGCTACTGGGAAACTGTTCGCACTACCAGTCATGCTAGGCTCTGACTTGTCGGGTGTCGAGAGCCACGATTTGCTCCATCCAGGGCAAATCGCTGATGGATACAGAGGATGGATTTGAACCACCGACCTTCGGGCTATGAACCCGACGAGCTACCAGACTGCTCCACTCTGTGTCATGTACCCGGCTTGATTTACCGTTGCTCTTTGAAATGAGAAATAGCCTAAAACTCATTTCATCGAGAGCCGGGAATAACGGGGGAGGTTGTCATAAGGAGAATTTTTCCATGCAATCCTTGAGGAATCGTTGTGCTGCGTAACGGAATCGAACCGTTGCTTGCCAGCCGTGGGGGAGACAGGCTGACATTCCCAACCAACAGGAAACGCAACATATAAAGTCCGGCGAAGGCGAAAGAGTAAGAAAACCTTCGCCGGTGAAAGGAGGAATATGCTTGTTGACACGCACGCGAGTAAAATGACAAAACCCCGCGTGCAAGCTATTCCTTTAAGGGAAGCCGCAAAACTTCCTGTGTACATTATAAGCCTTGTCAAGTGGTAAAATCAAATAAATAGACCCAGCGAACACAATATATTGTGTTTTTAATCAAAATGGCCTCTTGACAGGCTCAATTTTACTGATTCCGTTATACAATTCATCGGCAAGCTGTGCCAGACTGTCCGGTGCATCATCGTGCGGAACTTTGCCAAGCTGTGTGAACATCGTCACCTGTTCCATGAACGCCTTGTACTCTTTCGACTGGTGTTTCTCGTCAAGGAAATAGAACCGTTTGATGTCCGGCGCATACTGGATGATTCTGGACAGCTTGCTTTGGCCACTTGGCGCACGTTGGCTGCGGACAGAGCAGTGATAGCCTTGCTGCCGGAGCTGGCTGTCTACCACATCGCAGTATTCGTCACCGCCGTTGTTGGCTTCGCCACGTACCACGTTGATTTTATGCTGGATGATTTTGCCCACGACTTCCGGTCTAGTCACGGTCTTATCGCCGTTATTGAACACAAGATCTGGGATGAATATGGAATCACCGTACACATAGGCGATAGGACAGGCGGTGAAGTCACCGCCGCCCCATGCAATATCCATAACCATAAGCTTGCGATCAGGCTCTCCGTCAGGCAGAACGCCGTTAAAATACCGCAGTTCGTCAGCAAGGAACAGCAGACCTTCACGCACATATGGCTTGCCCATGTACTTTGCCCACCATGTTGCATCGTCAATGCTGGCTTTCATGTCGGCATAGTAGGCATCATCAAAACCCACACCATAGTCATAATTGAAGTTGCTGTGTCCATTCTCGTCCACCGCAGGAATCACCCGGAATCGGTACTTCGGGTTGTCTGCATACTGGTTCTGAATGCGCCCAAGAGGGTCAAGCACGTTCCAGCGTGTACCGACCATCAGCTCTAATGCGCCTTGCTTTTTGCGGTCTTTCAGCTGGTTCAAATAAGCGTCGTACTTGTTGTTCAGACGCTCAACGTTCAGGCTTTCCTCCAAGTCCTCGATCAAGTCATCGCTGTACAAAACGCCGCCCTCGCCGATTTCAACAGCACCAGTCAGTGTACCGCCAATAGAGCGGCAAGTTAGGGTGGGGAAGCGCTTCTTTCGGTTCAGGTCAACGCTTTCGTCCTTTGCACTTTTGTCCACAAGCTGAACGCCAGGGAAGATTTTGCCCCAGTTGTAAGTCACAGGGTCGGTGATGATAGACAGCACTTCGCCGTAGAAGCCGTTGGTCAGCTTGTCGGAATGTCCGCTCATAACCGATGCAACGTCAGGGCGGTTGCCCATCAGCCATGTGATGAAGAAGATACACAAGGTGCTGTTATGGGTAGGAATCAGCCGTTTACCAGCGCAGTACACGCCACCCTCAACCTGAATGCAGTTACCCTTTTTCGGCTCGATGCGTTCAAACCCGCAAAACGCCACACGGCGAGGTTTGGAGAACGATTTCATTTGTTTACGAGGAACAACGCAAGGGATAGGGCAAGTTGGGTTAAAATCAATCCGATAAACAGTTTTCCTCCCATGAACACCACTAGAAGAAACGCGAGGAGCATAACTGGTTACAGAACAACGCCATCCGAATGTTGAAACAAGCGTAGTGAAATCATCGCGGAGCTGCGGTTCTGTTGTAGAAAAAGAATATCTATTTTCGCCTTTTTTTAGCATTCCATCTGTATCAAGCAAACCAGCCAACAGTTCCATGCGCTGTGCAATGCTAGCGGTAAAGTATTCTTCAGGGATATGCTTCACACAACGAGTAGAGCGATAGCACATATCAATCTTTTTTAGGTCGGCACGAAGCCCATCAAAATGAAAATATTCTACTCCTGTTGTCTTATGGACGTAATAATTCCCAATAGCATATCCGTCGTTGACAATTCTTTCGATAATACATCTGTCCTGTTTTGATTCGCAAATCAAGGGCTTTTGATTTGTTCCATCGCCAAGCCATGCGCCCAGTGTGTATGGCTCAACGGGTAGCTTTTTATATTCTCCCTCAACAAAATTGCAAACAGGAGAATAATAGAAATATCTATGACCGCGATGTCCCGGTTTCCCCGATTCAAAGTCATTCATCATCTGCTTTGTTTCAAGCACTTTGAACCCATTGGAATGTTTGCTGTAAACAGGCCACTCGTGGTTTTCATGGCAGTCAATGTATGTGCCATCAGAGAAATGGCAGCGGATATTTGCATAATTCTTCGGAGATACTGCCATCACCTTCACAAACTGACCTTTTGGGCTGATAACTTCATCACCGACTTGTAAATCGCCGTGATTCTTCCAGCCATTTCGTGTAAGAATTGGCGTATCATCACTCAAAAGCTTGCCTACGCGAGCCGGAAGACTAACTCCCAAGAAGTCAATCCGCTTATAAAACAAGTCCTCAAGGTCATCTGCCAGCACTTTCAGAACCCTGCGTCTCGGCTGATAGAACTTCTTTTCCGGCGCACGATTCCATTCAAGGTAGATGCAATAGCTGTCAAACACATCTTTTGCTTCAAACAGGTACGTCCGGCCGATAATGTCATAGACCTTCGCCACGTCCTCGCCAGTTTTCATCTTGCCCATCATAGCTGCACAGACAGAGCGCAGCTCACCAGAGTATTTGTAGGCATCGAACCGCTTGTCTTGCGGCAAAGCGTCTCTCAGGTTCACCACCGCCTGAAACCAGTCCTCATAGACCTGTGCTTCGGTCGGATTCTGCTTTGCATACGCTTTGATGCTGTCGATGATGGCAATACACTGCTTTGGCTGCATAAAAAATAGGCACCCCCTACCTGAAAATGTAAAGAGTGCCTACAACTGCACAAAAATCAAATATTCGGTTTTATAATGCTGTTTTCTGAAAATTATTTGCTAAAATTCATTTTAACGGATGAAATGTGCGGTTTATTTGACTTCCTCCACAAGCTGTTTGAGCCTGCGCTTCAATCCAGACCCGATTGTTTTCTTCACATATCGCTTGTACCACGAGCATCTGTGACCCTTTCGGCATCTATAATCGCAATAGTGGCATTCACCTGTTGTCCTGCGCTTGTAAAGTCCTTTCTTCATAGATTCACCTGTTCTGTTCAGCAATCCGATACCATGTCTGGCGGGTCACACCAAGCTGTTTTGCAGCATCGGTGACGGTCAGCAGACGTTTTTCCACCTGTTCGTGCAGAACATCAAAGAGGTTGCGGTCATACTCAGTGGGCTTGCGACCTTTATAAACGCCTTTCTGCTTTGCCACTTCGATACCCTCTTGCTGGCGGTCAAGCATATTCTGTCGTTCAAATTCGTTGATGGCTGCAATCATCGTCAGCATCAGTTTACCGGTGGGAGTGCCTGTATCTAGGTTTTCTTTATCACTTGCAAGGTGTACGCCGTTAGCTTGTAGCGTTTCGACCATTTCAAGCAAGTCCTTTGTGCTACGGGCAAGGCGGCTGAAATCGTGGATAAACACGGTATCGCCCGGCTGAACTGATTTAAGCATCTTCTGCAACTCTGGTCTATCCATATTCTTGCCAGAGACTTTCTCAATGAACCAACGGTCAATGTTATGCCGCTTCAACGCTTCCACCTGTCGAGCTTCATTCTGTTCAACAGTAGATACACGAACATACGCTACGTTCATTCAGAATCGCCGTCCTTTACCTCTCTTATCTGATAAGCGCCCGTTCTAGTTAGCTCCCCGTTGTCCGGCTCGACAACAAGCCTGTATCCCAGCACTTCTAAAATCTGAACCATCGTAGATAGCTTCATATCATCGGCCAAAACACGAGAAGATACGCTAGAAATTTTTTTATAATCAAGTTTTTTTCTGAGGTATTCGTATGTCCGATGCTGCTCTTTGATAATCCCACGAAGAATTTCGCTGGAATTTACCTTGTTGTTCGTAGCTGCCATTTTTTTGCCCTCTCTTCCTTTGGTATCATTATACGCTTTCTAGCGTAATCTGTCAAGAGAGCAATTCGACCCTAGTGTATATATAAATATACTATACTCTGTAAATACAGAGTATAGTAGTATAAGGATGTTAAACTTTTTACATTAAAACGTGTATACGCTTTATTTTTGATTCGTTCTGAATCTGTAAAGTATATTTTCTTCAAATTTCCATATTGACAAGTGCTCAATATCTGGTATATACTATCATCAGCAACAAAGCGAGGTGATGAAGTTGCAGAAAGCAGCAGAGCCATCTAAAAACGAATCTATGCGTATGGTTTCGTTCAGGCTTAGCGAAAAGGATATCGAAAAAATCACATTTTGCGCTAACGCTCTGGATGGAACCAAGAGTGATGTTGTGAGAATGGGTATTGATCTAATCTTCAACATTGCAGAACGCATAAAAAAATAAGCTATCAGCACCCACCTACCAAAGTTTAGCTGATAGCTTATCCGTTACAAAAAGAAGGTACTGCAACCACCAAGGGGGCAGTCTCCCTTTTCGGAATCTATTATACCAAAAAGGGCTGCTCTCCGCAAGAGTTAGGAGCAAAAAAACATGAACTTTCCCACGAAAACCGAAGAATTTCTGAAAACCCTCGCCCACGGCAAAGAACCGACCAGCGAGGACAGGGAGTACGCAGAAGCACTGGGCAAGCTGTCAGAACTGAACTACCGGGCAGGGTACGAAGCGGGAGCAGCCAAAAACAACAGTTAAATTTTGTGCAAGTCTACAAACTTTTAGATTTTGTACAGATACCAGTACTACATTAAGCGTTTGCGTAATTGACAAACCACAACATATTGCATATACTGGTTGCACTTACATGAAGGGAGGTGAGTTTATGTACAGTCCTTATCTCGAACGGCACAATCACACGTTCACTGTTGCACTGACCGAACGGCAGTTCCAGTGGCTGAAAGCCTATTGCACCGAACACAAGGTCGCACAGGCAGCAGCCATCCGTGACACATTCTTTGAAGTGCATCCAATCCCGGAGACCAATGAAAACGAAAAATGATACGCTCGCTGCTGTCGGCAAACTTTAGCGAACGTATCATGAACCACACTGGAACAAGCTGTTCCAGCCTTATTATAGCAGGAATTGGCTTGTTCCGCAAGAACCATAGGAGTTTTTATGGAACAAAAAGTTAAATATGCTATCAATCTTATCAGCGAAAACGGACAGGTTGTCGTGTCCAGTCGTGAAGTAGCAGAGAATTTTGGAAAAGAGCACAAGCACGTTCTTCGCGACATCGAAAACCTGATGGGAGGAGAGCCCAAAATTGGACTGTCCTCTATTTTCTTCAAATCGGAGTACCTTTCAGTCCAAAACAAAGTGCTACCTGAGTATCTGATGAATCGCGATGGGTTTACGCTCCTTGCTATGGGATTCACTGGCAAGGAAGCCCTTGAATGGAAACTCAAGTACATTGATGCTTTCAATCAGATGGAGCAGAAGCTCACCAACCCGGAGCCTGAATCGACAGAGATGCTGTTGAGCCGCGCTCTGATCGCCGCTAACAGTGTTATCGACACGGAGCGCAAGAAAGTAAAGGCTCTGGAAGTGGAAAACGCCAAGATGAAGCCTGATTCTGACTACGCAAAGGCGATGCTGCTTTCAGATGAAAGCCTGACTACCACGCAGATTGCCATGAACTACGGAATGAGCGCACGAAAGCTAAACCAGATTCTTAGAGGGCTTGGCATCCAACATACTGTAAACAAACAGTGGATTCCTTACCAGAAGTATCTTGGCAACGGATATGTTGTCGGCCACCCGATCGAGCTGCCGAACGGCAAAACGAAAGAGGTCACTCGCTGGACGAGAGCCGGTCAGAAGTTCATTTATAGCAAGCTCAAAGAAGCGGGCTATCTGCCTGTTGGTGAGCAGATTAGAATGGAGACGTGCTGATGGACTACTCGGAAAAAATGTTTCGGCTACAAGCTGAGAATGAAGAGCACAAAGCCGTTTTAGAAAAAAGCCATGAAATCCTTAATCAGACATTAGAAATCATTATGCCAGAGGATAAGCGGTCAAGAGAGGTTGTAAGTGTAGCGCTAGCAACGTCCGTACAACATTTTTGCGAGGACAGCTATTCAATGGGATACAATGATTGTTTGCTCGACATTCTCAGGGAAAAGGAAGAAGTCAGCGCTCCTATCATGTTTCCAACACTTAAATCGTAGATAGCCCATAAGAAAAGCCAGCGGTTAGAGAACATCTAGCCGCTGGCTTTTTATTTACGGAACTATGAATCGGCAATCCGTGAATTTGTTTCCGTCAAAATCACCGACGAATGTAACAGTCTGGCCGGAAGAAAGCCTAGAAATCTTGTCTTTTTCATTTTCTGGGAATCCAGCCATATAAACGGTATAACCAATGCTGTGAGAAGTGACGAAGTTCACACTGAACATAACAGTGTACGGATTATCTAACTTAATCATTGCGTCTGATACACTGTTGACTTGATATGTCACCTTATATTGCTTACCAGCGTATTTGTCTTTTGCCTTTACAGCGTTGTCGGCCGCCTGTTTTGCATAGTCATCCAAATCAAGCGTTGGAATATCATCATCTGGGTTATGCGAAGAAGCACTGGATGCCACCCGCTCACTGCTTGCGGGTTCAGAGCTTATAGGCTGTTCAGATTCGGATTCCGCTTTTTGAGATGCCGGAGTGCTGCTTGCTGAGCTTTCGGAAACTTCCTCAATAGAGCTATCATCCAGTTCCGTTGCCGTAGACTTGGCGGAGGAAGATGTAACGCCGGAGCTTGCCAATTCATCATGTGATGGCTCTGGTGTTACAGCCAAACATATAACGAAAACTGCAAATGATACAAAGAAAGCAATTAACATCCGATTGTCTTTCTTATGCGTTGCTTTGTTGTAAAGACACAGCGCTCCAAACACAGGCGTTGCAACCAGAGCAATCATTCCAAATAAAGCATACATTTTATGATTCCACCTCTCATTCAACAGGAGTAAACAAGACTTGCGTTTCAAGTGACAGCTGAATATTGTAACCATCCTCTACAGTTACTCTTTGTTTTTCGCCTGTTTTTGAAAACCTCAACACAGATTTTACATCATCCGAGTTATCATTATTCACCACAAAAACAGTAGCCATCTTCTCTCCACCCTTGTTTTCTACGGTGTATTCACCAGCAGGAATCAAATAACGTGTGTAGGTATATTGTCCATAAGTCTGGCTTGGAATAGTAACCTCTTCACCATATTTTCCAAGTGCTCCATCAACCAGCATAAAAGAATTATCTTCTTTTACAGTTTCAGAAGAAGCAACAACAGACTGTGCGACTGTTTCATTCTGGATTTCCACAGAGGATGTAACAGAAGATGTCGGTTCCTCACTTTTAGGATTAGCCGTAACATTCGTTCTTTCTCGTGGATTCACAAGGTCTTGGATAAAAGATATAACAATCAAGGCTATAAGGATTTTGAACCACAGCCGCTTATAAGCTGGCTTTGGCGGTGTATTCTCTCCACCACACTGCGGACAGGTTTTAGCGGTAGCTGCTATCCTTGCGCCGCAGTGTTTACACTTTACGAGTTTTGCCATTTTATAATGCTCCTTTCTTACGGTCAAGTATAGCACAGATTAGACCGGGAGAGGGGCCTTTTTGTATTTTTCGGAAAATTTGGAGACTTGCACAATCGGATAGGTTTCGTTTTGTGAGGGTGGGGTGGGTCTTTTTTATTTTTTCAGTGGTGACGGGACTGACCGGGCGGGGCTGGGCGGCGGCGATATACCCCGCCGGTGGTTTCCTGCACCTTCCAGCGCACCCGAAATGGCTACACAGCACAGACAGCAGGGCAGGCCGTGCCAGATGCAAGGCAGACCACGCCGGACAGATCGGGACGGCGGCGGAACGCTGGAGGGCGTGGAGTGTGTCCGATAAGGCACGCCCAAGCGGACACGCAAGCGCACTAAAAATAATACGCAAAAAAGCGTAAATACCTATTGACAACTACGCAAGAAAGCGTATAATATAATCAGACGCAAGAAAGCGTAACACCTACCAAATACAGTTACAAAACAGGAGGACAAAAACCATGAAAAGAACCTCTAGTATGACCTACCACGAAACAGATGAGAGCAGAGAGCTTGAATTGTACACCACCAACAACGGCGGCTTGTACCGCCAAATGATAACGCCCATTATTAACAACCTGCGCAAAAAGTACCAGCGCGGAACCTATGACGCAGACAAGGCCGTTGACCTCTGGTATAACGTAGCTACTGAGGGAGCAAAGCTGTACAATAAAGAGTTTGGCAGCGACAGCCTGTGGAGCCGCCTATTTAACGTCCAGTGCCGCTATACTGTGGCGGTCAACCTTGAGAGCTACTATAAAGAGGAGGTAGAGTATAATGCTTGATGCAACTCAAATTTATGCCCTCTGGTATGTGGGCGGCATGATCTCCGGCGCGCTCGTTATGATTGCATTTCTCAACAGCTAATAAGGGAGGCACACAAAATGGAGATAAACGGTTGGTTTTCCGGCTGCCTTGTCCAGGCGTTTCCCTGGATTGATGGAAAATACATTTATGTAAATGTTAGGCGCTTTTTGCCTGGTCAATCAATCAGCCAGGCACCAGCCTTGGATCGGTCGGTTTTCGTTTTGGATGACGAGCCAGGGCGAACAATTGTATACAAATATACTGACAGCCTGGTCAATGCCATATCGTCCGGGAAAATCCCGGACAAAGCACACGTAACTTTTGAAAATTCAAGGTTTTTCGTTTGATGGAGGGCTAAAAAAAAAATGACCACGTTTGAAGAAAAGGTGAACGCATACCGCGAAAACAAGCGGCTCATCGAAGAGCTTGAAGCAATGAATGACGCTGTAAAGGCTGAAATTATTGACATGATGCACGGTGCGCCCGAAATGGTGCAGGGCACCGCAAAGGCCATTTATAAAGACGTGCAAAGCGTCCGACTTGATAGCAAGCTTTTGCAGGCAGCGCACCCGGATATTTATGCTGAGTGCAGCAAAAAGACCGTTTACAAACGGTTTAGCGTGGTATAAGGGGGTGCAACAAGTGTCCTGCATCCTGTTTTTATTTTGGTTTTTTAGTGCCTTGTTTAAGGCCAGCAAGTGAGGAGGGCTATATAATGACTACTACCACCATTAAGGGCATTGACCCCATGACCGGACTTTATACCGCCAAATACTATGCACGCAAGGCCTGCTCCGGTGATTGCGTTGTTGTCAAGGTCTGCGGCGGCTTTACCATCATGACCGCAACAGATTATAATATCTGGCGCCGCCAGCGCTGACAGGCTTTCATATTCAACCCCGCCCACGTGGCGGGGCTTTTCTTTTGCCTTGCATCTGCTGGAGGGTGCAGGGCTTTTATTTTGCCCTGCTAAAATGTAGCCCCATATAAGCGTTTACAGCGCGTTTTGTGCTGGCCATGCAAGTTCCGCCCACGCCATAAAACAGCGTGCAAGTCTTTACAAGGGCTTTTCCGACGATTGTGCCCGCTCAACAGCCCGCGATACCATACCGACACAAGCGGCTATAATACCGCCTGTGCCGCGTTGGAGCGTATCACAGCGCCGCAACACCTCCAGCACATACCAGATACCAGCGTCACGCCCGGACGCTGTACAGCCCAGCACAGCCGCCCTATTATAATAAGGTATATAAGGATGCAGCGGCCACGCAAGCCCGGCGGGGTCAGCAGTACAGACCCGGCGCAACTGCTGAGGGGTCAGCGCCTCCACCTGTACAGGGTCAGCCAAGCGGGGTCTCGATGCTTTCCACACCTGGCATTAGCCTGGCACCGGGTTAGCCTGGTATTGTGCTTTCTTCCTGGAACGGCGGCGCGGAACCATTGACGGCTACCGCCGTATCTCTTTTCGGGCTTTCGCCCGATAGCCAATAAAGGTCAACAATAGTCGCAGCGTCCCGGATGGAATAGTCGTAATAGCTTCTGGAATAGTCGTAAAGTCGTCAGATGACTAGCTTTTGAAAGTCCTATATATAGTATAGTAACTTACTGTACGCTGATAGTCGCAGAGTAATAGTCGTAGCGTTTCCTTGCGAATCATCGTTAAATAGTCGTGTATTTTTTGTGTGAAATAGTCGTTTGCCTTTTAGAGAAAGAGAGGTGCGATAGTCGCTAAGCCATCCGACCACTCCAAAAATCACCTCTCGTTCCAATTTCGCATAATTTATTCTTCCGCTAGTTATATCTATTTCGTATAGTAACCGTACTTATTATAGTATACAGATATAGTTACCCCCGATAATCGCAGATTATTTCGTATAATAACTTGCGCCATCCGATTCGGTCTGTTCCCGTTCGTTTTAATTCCCAGTAACTAACTATGGTATCGTATTCAATCCATAGTATTTTACTAGGAATAATCAATGCAACATTTCTACATATTCAGCCGACAACAAAATGAAGTCAATTCTCCATGTGAAATAGTCGCAGACCATCCACCAATCCGAACATCACGCCAGTTCTCGCCTGCGGTCTGCTCTGCTGGCTAACGGTGTAGTTCTGGAGATAGAGGGTTGTAGGGGGAAAGAACCTTTGCAAAGCATTTGGTTGTCATTTTTAGTTGTTGCAGTTGTCGCACCATTTTGGCGTGGGGGCCTCAAACAATTTATTTGTTTGAGGGGGGAGTTAGGGGGATTATAGGGAGTAATAGGGGTTGTAGGGGAAAGAGGGGGAAGAAAGGGGGGAAGATTGGATGCAAACGCATCACGTGCATCCATTCGCATTCAAACGCATCACGCTGATAGTCGTAGTCATATCAGCCCAAACGTCACTCGATCAAGACGGTTTCTGCTCAAAATCAGACCTTGCCGTTTTCTCTCGATAAATAACAGACGAAAAAAGCATGGAATAGTCGCAGAGGGTAGTTTTACCACCTGATACCATTCCATGCTTTTCATTCCGTTTGTTAATTGGTGATTATAGCGGAGATTTGAATTCTGCTATCTGCTTGCATCTTGCGCATACGCTCCGCAGCCGCTTCTTTCTGTTCGTCCGTCATAATTCTTGTGGTTGCAAACCGCACAAGGCGTTTTGGCATCTCATACCACTTGCCGTCCTTGTCCCGCTTGACCAGCTTGTACGATGCAGGCTCGCGCTCACACAGCTTGTCCAGCTTTCGCATATACACCGGGTCGGCGGTATAAACCGATGCAGTATCTTCTGCTGCATTGAAATTGACGATGGTCTCTTGTTCCAGTCGAGTGATGTTCATAATCGTTTTTCTCCGTTTGTTGATTGATGAAAAATATTTATTGGGTTCAGACGGTAACTTTATCGCCTAGACCATGTTATCTGTTTTTCTTGCCTATTCTACTGTGACGATACGAGCGCAGAAGCAATGCTAGGTCACTATCACTCAATCGCTTCGTATGTTTTCTCGAAAATGTCAGGTTTGCACGGGTAGATTTCGCCATTTACGCCACGAATGATATAATCGCCAGCCCTCGCAATCATAGTCCCTTCAAGCGTTTTAATCTCGCACCACGCAGGGTCATTGTAAAACTTTCCGAAGTCATGCGTGATAATATCATTGCTACTTACTGCATCCCAGAACCAATCTTCTCCAACAAGGCCTCGTGCATTGAGCTTGAATGCTTCGATAACAACTGGCTTCTTGCGGTATTTCATGTTTATTCTCCTCTCGTTACATCCACACGCATTCTTTGAACTGCTGTGTTTCCATCTGAAACGTGATGTCCAGTGACCCCACGTTGCCCTCTTTGTTTTTCTCAAGCGCAAAGTGATAGTGCTGCTCTGGCCGCTTTTTTGTTGTCACGTTCTGTGCCAACAGGATGATTGCATCTGCGTCCTGCTCGATTTGCCCGGATTCTCGCAGGTCTGCGGCAGTCGGTGGGATGCCTGTTCTTGCGGTATCTCGATTGAGCTGTGCAAGTGCTACCACCAGCATTCCTGTAGACTGTGCGAACTCATGCAGTGTCATGCTGATCTCCGTGACGGCACTATATCGGTCTTTTGCTCCGGCTTGATGGATAAGCTGCAAATAGTCGATGAACACTACTTTGGCTTGCATCCTGATGGACTGGGTTCTAATCCATCCAACGCTCTTACCAGCGGCAGAGCGGACGAACAGCGGATATTTTTTGATGTCTGCCAGACGGTCAAGCTCGTTAATGCTGACGGTCTTGTTCTTGACCGTGTGCAGCGGTACGCCTAGCTGGTTTGCGATAATACGAGCGTAGAGCGTGTCCGGGTCGGTTTCTAGGCTGAAATACGCCACCTTGCGTCCGTTCTTGGCTATTTCACAGGCAAGTTGCAGGGACAGAGCAGTCTTACCAGCAGACGGTCTGCCGCCGATCACAACGAAGTTGCCCGGCACAAGATGTAAGTTGTTATCCAGCACTCTAAGCCCTGTGCTGATATACTCCGGCTTATCATCCAGCTTGCGGATGTAATTGTCTATGCCATCACACATCGGGATGAAATCGCTTCTCTCGTTGTGCAAGTTGATAGCTTCGCCTAGCTGCTCATAAATGCCTGTAAGGTCTGCGTATCTGGTCGAGCCATCAACGATTTTGAACGCAAGCTCTCTGGCTCTGGACAATGCTGCCTGTTCCTTGACGATTCTAGCCCATCCAAGCATCATGTCATGGGTGACGTTGCGGATGAACTCTGCACCAAAAGCATCTAGGCATTCACCCATTGCTTTCTTGCAGTTATCGTACCGCCCCATGACTTCTACCGGGTTCCACTTGTCGTTGTGTTCCCAATAGCCACGAATGGCAGCGAATGTATCACGCAGTTCAGGGCAGAAATCGTCGATTTTAAGGTCTTGCAGCACATCGGCATACTCAGAGAACGTGAGGACTGCTCCCAGCAGGATGTATTGGGTCTGATTTTCAATATTCACCGCAGAAAGTCTCCCTCGTCAGGCAATTCAGCCATTGTCTGCTGATAGCCACCGTTCCAGTCCTTCACATTACGCATCCAGTTCCGTGCAGCAGCTTTCCAGTCCTTCATGGGCGATTTTCCAACCTTCCAGCCATTTGCCGTGAAGTGGTCAACAAACCGCTCTGCTTCTGATTCCATGTAACCCTTGTCCGCAAAGTATTCTTTGGCTTGCTCGATAGTCGGAGCTTTGAAGCGTTTGACTTCGTTGGTATTTTTCTTTTCACATTTTTCTTTTTTATCAGATTTAGATACAGAATCAGATACAGATAAGCTACCATTCGTATCAGTTGGTATGTTTGGTATACCATTTATACCAATCGTACCCTGTGATACCATTGGTATGCTTTCGTATTTTTTATCGTTCCAACGCTTGTTTATATTTTTCTTGTTTGCTTCTCGCCTACGTCTATCACGTTCTTCCATCTTCTGCACGTTCATGTCATCAAACGACTTAACGACTTTCCAGAGCATCCTCATAGCACGATCATTGTCGTATGCTGGCTCAAGTCCAGTCTCAACATACTGTGCGTAGTTGCGGATGAATGCTCCAAATTCCTCGTCTGTCAGCTCGTCCATCGCATGGACGTGTTCCAGCAGAAGAATCATTGATGTTCTTGGTTTGCGTTCCTGCTCCATATTCAGTCCTCTTTGTAGCGTTTGTTCCATGCTTCGATAAGGTCTTTTTTCACCTTTTCTTTATCAGCTTCGGAACAATCAGAGTTGTATAGCTTGCTTTCCATGAATACCCGGCACTTGCATCCATTCTTGCCGTTTCCTCTTGTTATAGACATCCAGCTTGTCAAATGGTCGCCTGTTTCTGCAATAGCCACTTTCCCACCGCAGAACGGGCATCTCTTGAGTTTTGTCATTTTCTAAATCCCTCTCTCGTTCTCATAATTCGCTTATGAGCCCTTACAGGCCTTGCGCCTTTGCCGTATGCCGGGCGAATATGCTTCGCCTTGATATACCCACAAGGCGGCTTCGGCCCAAAGTCAAAAAAGCTCAAGTCCATAATGATGATACCAAACTTTTTGTTTGTCATGTTTAGCCCTCCTATACCATCGGAAACGCCATCCAATGCGTCACCGTCACATCTTTCGGCAGTCTCTCGCCTATCTCATCCCAGAACTGACCGTCTGCATAACAGCCAAGAAAGTACGTTGTTGGCGAGAATCCTTGCAACAATTTTCCATCTTTATCATGCCATGTTGTCTTAGTCGCAAGCAACAAAGGTTGCGTCCGCTCTCGTGGAGGTTCGCTTGCTGGATGCCAAAGCGTGTTAGCCATTATTTTCCCTTTCTTCAAAATTTGCGCAATATTCGGGAGGAATGTTGAAAGGCTTTTTGAACGGCACTTTGCAAACATATCTGTAATATTCTTTTTCTCTCGGGGAACGCTTATAATACAGGTTCTTACATCGGTCGCAAATAGACGTTTGCTTTGCGGGTACATCGTGAACGATTAAAAGAATTACAGCTATACCACAAATAATGATTATCACCGCATTTAATGCTGTATAAAACATCCATTCTTCTCCCTTCAATCTCCATCCCACACGCCGTCAGGACGCATTCTTGCAAACGCCAGCAGACCGTACAGGGCACGTTTGGCGTTGCCCTCTGTGGCGTGCCAGTAGTCGTCATCGTCCACATCGTCCCCTAGTGCAGAAATAGCCTTTTCAAGCATTGGAATGCTTTCTGCAACTGTCTTGCCGTAGATGGAGCGGATGCCGCCCTCCCCAAATACTTCCGGGCGATAATAGAAGTGACTGTAATTATAGGTGACGTTGAGCCACAATTCTTTTGTGCCGCCCATAGCTCGCATACCACCTGCGATAAAATGCGTACTATCCGCTTTGAGCGGTTTATGCGTTACATGGTCGCATAGATAAATATCATAGCTCATTTTCTCATCTCCCATTCCTTGCACGCATCGTCCGGGTCTGTAAAATCAGCCCGGTACTCAGACAGACCGTTATAACAGACCCACGAGAATCTGTCGTGCCATCTACAGTTTGAGCAGGACTTGTCTACAGTTTGGCATAAAAGTTTCCCTTTGCTGTCCAGTAGAATGCCATTGCCCAGCCTGATTACATTACTTTCGCTCATCTTTCTTCTCCCATTCCTTGCATCCACGTTCGCCCCACACAAAGTCTGCAACGTGTTCTGACTTGTCGTTTGCGCATACGCTCTCCGGCTCTGCGTACCATTTGCAAGAGCCGCAGGACGGCTCAGATTTGTTCTCACAGGATTCTGCCGTGCATCGGATAGCCTTGCCAGCGGAGAACTGTTTGATGCCCATGCAAGAGCAATGTTCGGTGGTGCAGTATGAGTTCATTCCTCTATCTCCTTCCATCCGATAAACTCGCATAAACCAACAGTGTTATTGGCGCAACGATGAATGAGGACTTTATCGCTTATTTTGAATTTTGCGATAAACCCAATTTTGCTTTCTTCCATTTCGTTTTCAAACATCCAATCAACAATGTCTTTATCGATTCTGACATCGCTTTCGTCCGCCATGGTCGAAAAGCACTGTTTGCACCTGTAAAGAGCGCACTTCTTAATCTTCTCTGCCCTCTCTTTCCCCTGTTGAACCGCCCGATCACTCGCTTATACTCCGCATAGCACTCCGGGCACAGGTCGCCTGTGTCCCTGCGCCACGCCCAGTCCTTGAAGTATTCGTCAGGGTTCATCATTCTACCGCCCAGAACTGCTCCGCAGCGGTCACACACTCGCTTGTGGTAGATTCCTCTATCAGTTTGCATTAGTTGCTCCTTTTGCCAAATTTCTTCTGCATCTTAGCCCTCAATGCTTCGATACGCTCCTTATCGTCAGTGATAATCTCATACTTGTCTCCAGACCAGCCAAGCGGAACATCTTCCGTGTATTCGATATAGATTTTTTCCGGGTGCGTAGGCGGCTCATAGGGAAACGTCACGTTTTTGCGAAAGCGGCTACTTGCAAACCACGTAAAACCACCGTTGTCAGAATAAGCGATTGCGTCAATGTCATATACTTCAATCGTGTTACCTTGTGCATCAGTGGTCTTGAACACGCTTGAGCATCGTTTGTTTTGGAAGCATCCTTGTCCCATTTTGTCCGACACTTCTGTCCATTCATCATCTTCGCCCGTCAGCGGCGTGAGTGGCTTGAACCGTAAAAGACGTTCAAGAACGGACATTACGTATCCAGCAGAGATTTCACCGTGTCCTTGACTTGCAAAAAGTTCAACAATGTCAAGGACGTTCTTGTTGATTGCATCCTGCAACCCGTCTCCGTCTTTCGTAATACGTGCAAGTTCTGATTTTGCATATTCTACGGAACTGCTCATTTTATTTTTCCTCCCCAACATCCTTAAATAGGATTTCTTTGTTGGCTTTCCAGTCTTTGATTTTGCACGGAATGTCCGTGCCGGGCACGGTCTTTTTCAGCCCATCCATCTGCCAGACGTTCCATGAGATAGTGTCTGCGATGCAATCAAGAAAAATGGGCATACAGCTGATTTTCAACATTTCAGCATCAAACCGATACCTAAAATTTTCGATCAGTGTCAGGAACAGGTTGCACCTTGCCAGCAAGAGATTGTCTCCCTGCCACTCATAGCCGTATGTCGATGCGTAGGCATTGATTGCCCAGCACATCCACATATCGTAGTCATGGAACTGCTCTGCCAGAACATTCAGCTTTCTATCCAGTAGACCAATTCTGTCCTGCACGGCAATCATCTGCCCTGTTGTGGTATCATATCGACTTGTCAGGAACGGCGCTTCTCCACAGGTGACTTCAAGACAAGTCTTGTTGATGTACTCCTTCCAGTCTTCGCCCTTCAGGTCGTTTTCGGCAACGTCTGTCATCTTCTTGCAAACCCAAGTCGGCGTAAATACCTCTGCTTTCTTGCTGGTTCGCTTCTTCTGGTCTGCCAGCCGTTTCTGCACACGAGGGACAAGTTGAACTTTGTCCAACTGTTCCAGCGTGATCTCATCTGCAAAGCCAACGCCCAGTTCAGGCGGCAGGTCTGTCGCCCAGATGATGTTCTTGCCTGTCGTGTGGTCTTGCAAGAGTACAGGCAGGAACGTGTGTAAGCATGGGTCGGAGAAGTCAATCAAAGTTCCCATTGGTCAGCCCTCACCATAATTTTGTTCTTCTCTTTCAGCCAGTCCTTAACGCAATGAAAGCAATGCTCACGGTTCTGGCAACGTTCCGGGTCACGATGTTTGATAAGCTCGCAGATGCCACGCGTAAAGTTTTCTGTAATGTCCTCGTCCGTCATGGAGCGAATAAAATCGCCGTTAGTCATTCTCGACCACCTCTTCTGCCACCTCTTTGTACTCCACGTCAATTCCTTTCGGCAAAGCCGTCTGATACTTCTGAGCCAACTGTTCTGCGCTCTGGGCATCGCCCAACGGCTGTTCAGGCGGCGCAACGGTGACTTCCACGTTGTCACGCATACCAAAGTAGTTCTTGGCTCGGAAAATCCACTCTGCCGGGTTCTCTTGACCGTACATACCGTTGTACGCCCACATGGACTGCATTTGCAGAATCAGCTTCAAGATGTACTTCTGCTGCAAGCTGTCGTCACGGCGTTTGCCCGCCATAATCTGCTTCAGGCTCATCCATTCGATGCCAAGCACCAGTGCAATCCATTCCACCACAGGGGAGATTCTGGCTTCGATGCAAGCGTCAAAGAAGAAATCAAGGCGCTGCTGCACTTCAATCGGGTTGTTCATGTCCACACTCGGAAGGTCGCCAAAATACTTGGCTGCAATCATGCCGATGACCTTCTTATCCTCTTCGCCACCGATTCTCGACTGCAAATCGCCTGTATTCAGCATCTTAGACCTCGTGATTGCTAACTCCTGTTGTTCTTTCACCTTTTTACTCACCTGTGAGCGGATAGATTTCCGCTTATTAAGCATCTGCTGTTTCTTCTTCTCACGCTCTTTCTCACGCTTCGCAGCGGCTTCTTCTTTCGCCTTTTGCGCCCGCTTCTCACGCTTTTTCTTTTCAGCTTCGGTCAGCGGCGGTCTGCCACGACCACGCTTCGGGGGTGTTGACATGTATCAGACCTCCTCAATTTGATTTCCGAAAGCGTCCCATCCATCACGATGATTTCTTGCAAACAGTTCAATCTTTTTAGCTGTCGGAAACATATCCTCTAACATTTTATAGGCGCATTGCGGTTTATGACTATGGTATGTAGCGGGCTCTCGAAGTATCGTTGTGTATTTACCTCTCGTTTCTTTTCTTGGCATCAGCATTTTTCCGGGCTTGTAGAACCACAAGAGATATTCGTGCGAGAACCGAACCGTAAAAGCAGGAGCAACGCCGTTTTCTTTATCCCAAACCATTCTCGCATGGAGTTTGTAGCCACGCTTTGCCATTTGCCATTCCGCTTCCATCAAGAACTTGTCAATGCACCACATAAACACATTATGGCGGTCTGCTGTATTTTCAAAGAAAACGTCTTGAATGGAAAAGCAATCATCAAGCGAAAGAGTTTTGTAATCAAGTTCTTTTCCTTGATTCGGTCTGCATTTTCTGACGTTTCCTTTTTTCTGCGGCCACGGTGGGTCTGTGTAAATAATTTCGTACTTTTCGTTAAGTTCGTTCATTATTCATCCTCTTTTGGAATTCTAGGAATTGGCATCCAAAACTTGACCGGGTATTCATCATCGACCCATTTCCCATCTTTGAACTGCATTGTTCTAATGCAGTTTCTCCAATACCAAAAATCGTAGACAACAAAATAAACCCCATTTTCAATAGGTTGTGCATCTTTTACACTTGTCCACAACTGCATAGCGGTTGGAACCGTATCAACCCATTCTTCGGCTTCTTTTAGGTCGATTTCTTCTCCCATGTTCCCCAATGCATCAATAACATCCTCTGTGTCAACAAGTCTCATCCTCGTTCACCTCTTCATCTTTGTTTCGATGCCGTCCAACTTCCATGCAATCTGCCAGATGGAACAGCAGTTGTCCAACTGTCGCCACCACGCGCACTTTTCTTTCTCGCATACGCACCGCCCAAGCGGATTGCTCGTCATCTTCATCGGGCAGTAAAGTTCGTTGTCCATCAGTACTCCTTTTCGATATGAACCCTTGCGATACCAACCATCGCATCATCATGGCATTCCATAATCCTACCGTGACGGAGCGACACGCAATTATATGTAGTGCCACCGTAAAAGCCGGAATTGTCCGTAACCTCGCTTGTCTTCATAAGAAGTTCGCCGTTGTAGTAAAACGGCTCTCCCTCCTTGAGCGAATCAAAACGAACTCTCTTCTTGCTATGCTCTCCACGAATTTCCATTTTTACCTCCCAAGAAATACAAGCGCCCACTTCATCCATTCGGGGATGTCTGCGGAAAACAAGCCCTTATACATAAAGATGGAAAGCACGATAGACGAAACCGCAACGATTGCAATAAAAGCAATCACAATTCCCTGAAAAATCGCAAACATTCTGCGACTTCTTTTCATCCTCTTTTCAATGTCATATCTGTTCATGTCTTTACCTCCACACCATAACAACAGCCGTACAAACGACCAGACACACGTTGACGAACAGCCAGACGAGCATTGCCTGCCGCTTTTCAAACAGGTTGTTTGCCATGTCTTTGATTGTCCGTTCGGACTGAACCACCACCGCCAGCAGGACTAGGCAGACCAGCCAGCGAGTTGCAAATTCAAACATCATCGTTACCACCTGTTCATAATTTCAAATTCTTTCATGTGAAGTTTCCCACCGCAAAACGGACAAATCCTTTCCTTTTGAAATTCTTCCTTTTTCATATACGCTTCATGCTTCACGGAGGTCAGGCATCGATCACAGGCATAGGTCAAGTGAAAGCGAACTGGCTTTTCTTCTTTCTTTTCTTTTGGATAAATTTTTTCTTCAAATACATCGTACAGCTTTTGGAAGCCAGCTTTTGCGCTCTTTACCCACATATCGTGCCCGGCTTCTGTTTCCTCTTTGCTGTCATATCCTCGAACAACAATCCACTCCCCGCCCCTAAATTGTTCGTGTTGAATTGCTGTTTCGTAATTCCAATCCCTATCGTCAACAGCGCAAGTATCAATGTGGTATCCGTTGACAGTGTCTTCCTTTAGCTCTCGTTCGTGACGAGAACATTGATTCATAAATCTAAAAAACAACTCATTCGTAAAATCAAACATTGTTAGCTCCACCTTTCTCTCAGCTCTTTTTCAACCTGCTCTGACTTTGCTGTGATGTAATCTGCGAACTCGTCAGGGGTTATGTCCTCTTCTTTGAACTTGCCGACCATCTCCCAGTACCTGTCACCAATGCGGATAAGCTTTTGTACCTGCTCATCGGTCAGGTCTGCATCGCACCGAAGGTTCTGAATCAGTGCGCCCCATGTGGCGGCGATGCCATCCAGAGCTATGCGGAAGCCGTACAACTGGTTCTGCCGTGCGATTTTGCGGAGGTTGGCTGACATTGCCTGTTTGCCATTCAAGGGGCAATTTCCATGCTTATTCATTAGACTGCTCCTTGTTTTTAATCGTCACTTTCAAGATCACAGTCTTTCCGTCTTTGGTATCCCAAGCGTAACCATAAAAGCCTTGTTTTTCTTCTTCTGCCTTAGAAACAAGCCAGTCTCGAACCGCTTCTACTGCTTCATCCGTAACACGAGTTTTATCTTTCCACTCTTTTCCGTTTGCTTTTACAGTTCCTGCGTAAATGCCAAACATCCCACATCCAACATGATATTCAGCCATTTTTATTCTCCTTTGCTTCAAGGCGAGAGAGCCAACGAAAATATTTGTTATCCGCAATTTCTTGCACGGCATTCCAGAACTCATGTTCAGATTTGAAATCGTTCCCAAACCAAACATCGCATAAAGCATCGGTTGCGTTATTTATGTCTGCAAATTCTTCCATCAGATTTGCTTCGCACTCTGCAACGCTCTTCGGTGTCGGGTTTGTGCCATCCAGCGCACGGCGTAGCTTCAACGCAGCCTGTGCCAACTCAGATGCTTCTTCTGCCAACTGTGCTAAGATTTCCGTCTTGGGAAGGATGTCTGAAACTTTTCTACTCACTTCTGTTCTCCTTTCAGCCAGTCGTTCAGTTTTGCCATGCAAGAGGGGCAAAGGTCATAGTCGTTGTTGCGCCAGTCCACAGTCCCACAGTTGCTCATGTGGATTGTTTGTATATGGTTGCTAACAGCATTTGGATTGATATAAGGTTTTCGCATTCTTTCCTCAACCTCATCCCATTCTTCCTCTGCATCCTCAACCATTCTCTCTGCACCATCGTTTTCTTTGAAAATTTCGCCGCAACGGTCACATTTGAAAACTCTGCTCATTCTCTTTCTCCAATCTCTTTAACAGCCCATCAACGTCATACCGCCAATGGACACGTAGCCTTTTTGCTTTGATCTCTATCCCCTCTTGCTCTGCCCATTGCCAAGGGATGCTCTTCCGGCTCTCGTTGTAATGGAACGCCAGGACCTTGCTGGCAGGGATTGCAAAGGTGCGGTTGACTGCCCTGTAATTGACTATCACATGGGCGGTCTGACCGTTGTACCCCATCGCTTCCACCATGTCAGTGATGTGCTTTTCCTTACGGTACTTGCACTTTGCCTTGTCGTACTTTCCGAACACCTTTTCCAGAGGGATAGAGGGCGTTTCTATGGTTTTCAGTTCAAACAGGTGGTTCATCGGGTATCGGTACACAAGGAAGTCACAGATGTTGTCTATGGAAAAAGACAGGTTCTCGTTGCCGCCGTAGTAGGTGGCAGCACTGTCTTTCAGGCGGTAGCACCACGCATCAGATGGGACGGATGCCTTGAAGTCTGCTTCAAACTGCTTGCCGGTGTTCATGTGTGAAGTCCTTTGTTGATTCGGTCTAACATTTCAGGTAACTCAGGCATTGGCATCCAAAACGGGTACTCATCAGGAAGCGATTTGACCAGCTCCCAATATTGCTGTAAGATTCGCCACTTATTCATGCTTTCAGAGAAATACACAGAAAGCACAAACAATCCGTCTTGGTTCGCATCTTCCTTTGTCGGAGGGTTCTTTGCCGTTTCTCTCCATTCGTTCATCCTCGTTCACCTCTAAATTCACTTCCGAGAAACCGTTTCTTGCCTTTTTCCCGGTGTTTGTCCTCATAATCACGGTGGTACACGCTCTGGCTGTGGTTCAGCTCATACACGAACGCTTTGCGTTCCTCGAAGTCTTTTTTCTCTGTCTTGTACTTCTCGCAAGTGTCGTGGCAAGCTTGGCGGCGTGATGGGCAGTTGAGACAACAGGTAATCATTCTATCAACCCCATTGTTCGGACATTGCCTTTGCAATACCTGGAGCAGTCTTGCTTCTTGCTTTTGCTCGCCCTTCTTGACCGTTTGTAACGCCACGAATACCCTCACACCATGCAATTGGCTTTCCTTTGCACCTCTCCCCTTGGCAAAAATATCTTGGCTTTGGTCTTGGCAAGTCGTTCTTTTTCTTGAGAAGAGGGAGATTTTTCAGCCAGAGGCAAGTGCGCTTTGTGTGATAGTTTTCCTCGTCAGCTTCGCTCTCTGCAAAAAAGTACGGGTGTATGATCTGGTCGGCTTTTCTGTACGCCGTGTTCATGATTCCTACCGGATTTTCCACCGCAATGTGTGGCACGTCCGCCAACATGAATTGCATAAAGAAAATTGCGGCTTCTACGCGCTTTGCCCATCGTGCTACAACTTTTTCAGCCGGCGTGACGCGCAAACTGTATGCTCTTGTCGCCGCGTTGGAAAGATAAGTGCAGGGCGGGTGTGCAATGAGCAAATCCCACTTTCCAACGTCATGCGTTACGCCGTCCATCGTCACGACTTGCCCCCCCTTAACAGCCTTGAGCGCATCCCCGAGGATGTGCCATTCGGGATGCCCACCGGACGGCTCTTGAATATCGCAAGAGTAGGCTTCGTGTCCTTTTGCTCGAAATGCTTTGCAAACTTCCTGTGATTCCTCACAAGCGACTAAAACTTTCATCTTTCCAAACGCCCGTTCAGCCGGATAGCACAGCTCTTATATAAGGTAGGCACCAATGCTTCACAGGTCAGAACGGCATGTCATCCGTGTTGCCCTCAATCACAGAAAATTCATCATTCCCGCCTTGCGAGTAGCCTGAGCCAGACCCGACAGACAGCGTTTTCTTCGGTCTGACCTCATAATCGCCGGAACGAATCTTGTCAACGCTGGTGAAGCGGTCAACGACCAGCTTCGTCTTGATGTTGCCATCGTTGCCCATGTACTCTTCCTCACGGAGAACCACGCCGACCAGCTTGCCACGCAGGGCCTTTTCATCGTTGTTGAACTTGTAGCCGGGATTGGACTGCTCCACAGCAGTGATGAAGCCCTTGAAGAACGGTAGCGCCTTTTCCTTGTAGCTTTTGATGGTCTTGCCGCCCCATGCCCATTCGCCCGGATTCAGCTTGCCACGCTCGACAAGGGAAGCGGTCTGCTCACGCCAGTAACCCTTGAACTCGCCCTCTGCGACTTCCCACTCGATGTTCAGACGCTCCTTTGCGGGTTCGTCCGTTGCCTTGCAGATACCGGCAACATAGCCGCCAACAGGCAGGTCACGGCGTTCGGTGGCTTCCTGTACGTCATTCCAGTTGATGTTCTTCATCTGTTACTCTCCTTTGTTATCCGGCTGAACCGGGATGTTGTAATACTCGCGGATGGTCTTGTCTACGGCAGCGAGGTCGTTCTCGATCAGTGCGTCGTTGAACATCTCAAGAGGGGTTTTTACGGTGTCCATCCCATCATTGCGAGTGCTGAACAGGTATCGCCCATCTTGCACAACGGTTTTCAGAACGATGGTGAAATACCCTTCCACGCAGACCTTCTCGTCCAGAAGCTTGCCGATGGTCTTAAACTTCTCGCCGCCGTCTCCGTCACGCTCGCTGTGACCGAAAAAGTAGACCACCACATCGTCCGGCAGTTCCTTTGCCCGCATCAGCAGAGCGTTGAAGTTGGCTGCCATGTCGGTAAACTTCTGGTATCCAGCGACCTTTGCGTTCCGCATGAACTCGCCAGTCATAAGATAGGTGGCATCGTCAATGACGATGGACTTACGCTTGGTGCTGTGGATTGCTGCGTCAATCTTGCCGTAGTCGTTGGTGATATAGGTTTTCATGTTGCTACGGAACGGCAGCGGCTTTCCAAGCACGTTGATAACCGCAACCTGTTCAGGGTCAAAGTTCCGAAGCGAAGCGGACTTACCGCTGCCGGAGTGACCGTAGACCATTACTAATACTGCCATTTTTCTTTCCTTTCTTCGGCTTCATTAGGCATCATTGTTCTTACTTTGGCTTAATACGGCTATACAAAAATCAACCAGCCATCAGTTCTGCCAACTGTGCACGGAGGTCTTTCAACTCCGCTTCCCTGTCGTCAATTTCAGACTGCAAGTCCTTAATCTCAGCCAGCCGGTCAGCTTCTTTTGCTTCTGCCATCTGCTCGTTGGTCATAAAGTACACACCGTCCTCCGGCTCGGTCACGCCACCGAATCTGTCAAGGTTAATCATCTTTGGGTCTCCCTCTCTTACGTTCTTCTTTGATTTGCAACGCACTGTGCCACTGGTCTTTGTCGATTTCGATGGTAGACCACCGGTAGTTACATACAAGGCACTTCTTGCGTCGAGTGATGCTGTCATGGTCAGACCGGCTATCAACCGTTGTGATGTTGTCACTGCCGCACATCGGGCATTTCATCGTGCATCCCTCCACTCGTTTGTGTGGTGGGGAATGTGTTTTACTTTGCGATTTTCCCGTTCGATACGTTCATTTTCAGAGCTGACCCCAATGGCACACAAGACAAGTGCTGCGGCAAGGAAGCTACACGAAAGGAAAACATATCCAAACATTGCTACTGTGCTCTGACTTTTCTGGATTGCATCGCCACATCCTACCGAAAAGATTGCTAACGCGATTCCAATCGCGCAAAGGACATTAGCTTTCAGGCTTTTCACTCTTATTACCTCCAAAACTCAGTATCCACGCCGTAGCCATCGCCACAGACGCCGCGATGATTCCACGGGCAGCTGATGCACCTACCAGAATACCGATGTGATGCACAATCCAGAAGTTCAGCAGAAATATCGCCAAAACCACTGCCAGTGCCATGCCCCACATCAGGGCGACTTCAATCAGTGCTTTCACTTTATCTCCTTTCATTTTTGCCATTGCGAGTCATGACGATACCATGCGTTGCCGTTGCTTGTCGGTGAATCGCCTTGCCTTTGCTTTTCTGCTCCTAGCTACTCAATGCCTTAGCCTATCGTTTCTATTCTTTGCCATTGCGTCGCACGTCGCTGCTGTTCGACGCCTTTGTTTATCAAAGCTACACCTTGCATCCATAGCCTTTGCCGCGCCGCTCATGTCAGGCCCATGCAATTCCATTGCTCGTCTGAGCCTTGCTTCGCCATGCCTTTGCAAGTCTCGTCAAATCAGCGCATCGCCGTTGCCGCTCAAGTCGCTTCGTCTCCAAGCATTGCCTTAGCATTTCTGAGATAATCGTCACTATGCCGTTGCCGTTCCACGCCGAGTGCAACACGGCCCCACCCTGCCATAGCGATTAATTGAGGATTTCGTAGGTATAGCGGCCTTTGCCACTGTTCCTCCACTGGCCGATGCCACGCAGAACTCCGTAGTCCAGCCACTCACGCACGACCTTCTCGTGGGAATCGTCCAGAAGAACGATTTCGAACTCGCAGGTCGAACCAGCTGGAATCTGCTCGCTGTTGGCAAGGCTTACACGTTCACCCTGCGCCGTCTGTGCGCGGAGAGGGCGCTGACACTCGGTAATCTCGCCGTTCACATGAATGGGAATCATGCGGGGCTGAACGAAAATCAGACCATCAATGACCTTCTTGTAGGCTGTCAGCTTGCCGGATTCGTTGACCGCTTTCTTCTTGCCGGTTTCGGTCTTGCCGCCGATACGACCTAGCATACCGCAGGAATCCTTGAAGAACCCCTTAATCTGGTAGTCATACAGGATGGGTTCGCCGTTCTCGTTGCGAGGGAACACGGTCATGCCCTTGTCTGCCACAGCATCTGCGCCCAGAGCGGCCACTTCGTCCTCAACGGTTGCTGCATCAGGTGACTTGCTGGCGATGAACTCTCGCGCGATGTTCTGGTTGCTAGGCCAAGTGCCGAGAACCGCTTCGGTGAATGTGATTCTGACTTTGATTTTTTTCATTTTTGCTCACTCTTTCTTTCTCGATATGTTCCAGCCGCTCCTTCTCCCGACTGCGCCATCGGATCTCCCGTTGGCCGTAGTATTTACCGTTCATTAGGAGGGCCTACCTTTCCCTGTGCAAACAAAGCGCTGTAATGGCCGTAGCTCATTCCAAGCTCTTTTGCTTTATCGTTCATCTGTTTGATGGTGTACTTCGGCTTAGGTTTTTCTTCCGTCCGGTTTCCTTCAGGTCTGGCTTTACGAGAAGATGTTTTGACGTAATCCGGGTGTTCTTTCCACCAGTCTGCGACCCGTTTTCGTCTTACAGCGTTCGCGCATTTATGGTGGTACTTTTGATGTTCGTATACTTTACGCATCGGCCTTTTGCACCATTCACACGGAACGACGCCATATGGAGCGCGTCGCGCTGCTTGGTTTTCCTTTTTAACTAATATTGCACATTCTTTGCAATACCGTTTGGTTTTGAGAACTTTGCCAAGAAGACAACCGCATCGCTCACAGTATTTAATCTCCATCCACTTCACTTGCCTTTCTTAAGGCTCTTTCATTGTGTTCAGAAAAACACTGGTCAAGAAACTGGATGAACTTTGCGATTTTCTCTGCATCTTCCGGCGTACAACCATTTTCTACAAAGCGCCTTGTCGCCTGCTCACGCTTGAAATCCGAGTAGGTCTTGGCCGCAGCGTCAATAGCGAACTTGGCTTCTTCGGGATACTCAAGGTCAAATTTAATGGTCAGATACCTTTCCATGCTCATTCCTCCGCTCTCTGGCTTTTCTCTGCTCTCAAGAACAGATTAACGAAGTAAACTTGCCCGATACCAGTCACTTTAGGGGTTTTGTTGATGGAAGTGTGTCCGTCTGAGTGCGCAATGGACGTTTCCTTAATTTCAAACAAGTGAAGTTCCATAGACTTCTGGGTCGGCATATTGTAGTCCGTCCGCTTTCTGTCCTTGATCAGGTATCCGTTCTCACGCATCCGCATCCATGCAAACAACCGGTTTTGCCCCATCTGGACGCCGTTCTGTGACAGCAGCTTTGCCATTTCACCAACAAGAATGCTCTGGCTGCTTGCGCTCACAGCGTCAGCAAAAAGTGCTTTCGGCTTCATGGTTTCAATCTGCTTGTCTTTCTCTTCCAGCTCCTCATGCGCTGCGATCAGTGCGGTTGCGAGAAGTTGCGAGCGGGTAAGCTGCGGTGCGTTGTAGCTTCCAGTCTTACGGATTGTAGGAAGCACATCGTTCGTTACCCATCTGCGGAACGGAGCCGCTTCCGGTTTGTCGCTGCGAAGAATGACATGGTACAGGCCGCTTTCGTTGACGATTACCATTTCCTGTTTGCCGCCAAGGGTGTCAATCAGACTGACACCCTTTTCGTCATCATCTAATCGGTCAGCAGCCATGCGGTTATTGCTAATACCAAGCACAGCGCACACGTCTTTCAGAACGAACCATGCTTCGCCGTCCATATCAACCGTGCGAACTTTGCTGTTCCGATATTCAAAAACTTGAATGTTTGCCATTTTTTCTCTCCCTTCTTACACTCCCGAATCCTGAATATTCAAAATCCGGCAGATGCTTTTCTTGATGCCGGGCGTTTCCAGCTTCCCTGTCTTAACCTTAAAAAGGTAAGAACGGTCAAAATATCGTCCGGTGTCCTCCTTGACTTTTTCAATCAACCAGTCGTTGGTCTTGTCTTTTTGGATAAGAGCAATCTCGATTTGTTTGCCAAAGTCACACAGAGGCTTTTTTTCAGCCATTATTTCACCTCCGGCTATTGATTTTTACGCATAAGTGTAATATAATGAAGTTGCTAGAAATCATTCATTACGCCTTCGCGGTACAGTCTTAGTATAATACGCTTTCGCGTAAAATGCAAGGCTTTTTTAAGCGTTCGCGTAATTTCAGCAAACCTTACAATGCGAGGACTGGAATTATGGCAAACTTGTACGAAAATATTGAAAAGCTCTGCAAGCAGCGTGGAGTAAACGTGACCACTATGTGCAAGGAATCGGGCGCAAGCCGTGGGTCTTTGACCGATTTGAAAAACGGCAGAAAGCAAACCTTGAAATATGAAACGCTCGATAAGATAGCTTCTTATTTTGGAACAAGCGTAGATGCTTTGGTTTCTGGCAATCAAAAAGAAAACCCGCCCCAGCAGCCGCAAAGTGAAGTCGATGCAGCAGTGGAGCGGATTAGAAGAAAGCTTGAATCTATGCCGAAGGAACAGCGTGAAGCGCTGATGAACTTAATCGAGAAGATGTGACGTTCATGCCCGGTAAAATAAAGGAATCCCTTGTGCCGGGCTAGTGTAGCTCTGCGCAAGGGATTTTCTGTTACTCTAGGTCTAGGGCTTGCTCCGCTGCTGGAATCTTTTCAGGGTGTTCCAGCAGCCATGCAATAAATCGGTCAATCTTGGCTCTTTCCTGTTCACTCATTGTGGCATATCCTCCCGATCGGTAAAAATGAATGTTCATTTGATACGATTATACATCTTTTAGTTGTCAAGTCAATGCATTTTGAACAACTTCGTAAAAATTGATCGTTTTCTTCGCATTCATTACTTTGTATCAGGGAAACCAAAAATTGCAATGACAATGATTAAGAGCCACATTAAGTTTAAGTTACCCTTTGCTTTGTAGCATTCCGTTGAGCATGGAACGAAAGGGGTTATTCGGTAAATCGTCCAGCACGTCTGCTTTGACGAGAGCATTTGTGCTGATGCTGTGCGAAACATTGTTTAACTGCACAATGGCATCGTCCAAGTCTTTTACGGTTGCCCCACGCCGTTCCATTGACTGGAGGAAAGTTTTCACTTCTTCAAGAACGACAGGGTTCTCGGCTTTATAGAATCCATTCGTAAAGTCCATCTTCTTCTCCTTTCACAGCTCTACGAGCTGTCCATCAATGCGTTCGATGTTATCTGCCGGGTCTCGTCCGTCGTTTAAGGCGGCTACGGCACGCTCTAGGATGCCTTTTGCTTCGAGGTAAGCATCTTTATCAGCTTCGTACCCAGAAAGACTCAGGACAAGCTCCAGCGTCCGTCTGCGAGCGTATGGAATAATCAGAGCATCTACAGTTCGGTTCATTAGCTTTCCTCCCACGGTTCAGGCGTGTGTGGTTGTCCATCGGGAACGCTGGCAGGCATTCCGTCGATGATTGGCATACGTTCATAGTTCCAGATTGCAGCTTCTCTCATTTTTGTTCCCTTCTTTTTTGGAATTTTTTGACAATACAGTTATACCACATCTCGCTGTTTCAATGGAACAGCGACTTTTTTCAATTATTGTTTCGCATTTTGAACAATATATCAGTTAAATTTCTTTTCTTTTGTATCATTTTGTCGAAAGAGGGGTATTTATGGATGATTATAGAATACGAGTGGCAAAAGCGTTAGAGATGGCAAGAGCAGAATCCGGGCTTAGCCAACAGAAGCTTGCGGACAAAATGGGTGTAGGTCGGACATCCATTTTTCGTTATGAGCAAGGGACAATGACCCCAGATGCTTCTACTATCATAAAGTGGTTTGTGTGTTGCGGTGTTGCGGTCAAGCCGTACATAGACACCTGTTTGCATCCCGGATTATTGGAGAGTCTGGCTGGCAATGCCAGCACCGAGAGAAAGAGAGATACGCTGATAGAACATATCAAAGACGCCCATCCGCAAGAAATTGACCTGCTGTGCTATCTAATCTATGGCAATCACGGCTCAGATTACCTTGCCGTTCTGTGCGAAATGGTAGCCAACCTTCACACGACTTTGCGTGATCGTGTGTCCGTCTGCCGCACCGTCACAGGTCATTATGAAATGGCACAGGCCACCAAAACCGACCCAGACCCAGACGGAACACAACCCAATATGCAGATTTTATATCAGGCACAGGACTGTGGAGAAGCTGCTGCCATGAAACGAAACGATTCTTATACCATCAACGAAGAAAACATTTTGCGCTGATTGTCGAATTATCGCATTTTTTTGAAGAACATTTTGTCCACGTTCATCCACTTTTTGTACACCTATCGGGAAAATCCACCTTGTCATTCCGTCCCCCATAGGCTGTAAATCGACAACATTCGAGCGGAATAAATAACGAGTTATCGTTAATCTATTGCCTGCGATTGGTCGGCTTGTCAATCTGTCCCCCATCGTGCAGATTAGGTATACCTTTCCATCCACTTCTTGTACACCTATCCACAATCCGTCCACGTTTAATGCGGCTAACGATGTGTGTCCTTTCTCAGGCTATAGTCTTATTTAGCAAATGCAGAGTTCAGCTATCCACAAACCGGAATGGAAAAATAAAGAAATTGTTGAAAATTAGCGTCATCGACTATTTAACGATGATATTTAACCTCTTGTTTATTTCTTGTTTAATATATAATATGTAGATGGGGGACGAAATGACAAAGCATGGGGGACGTTTTGACAAGTCACGGGGGACAAAATGACGAGGACATGGGGGACAAAAAGACAAGTCGTGGGGGACGAAAACGGTTGACGCGTCCCCCTACTTGTGATATACTGTTTTTAGACCATTAAAGGAAGTGAGCAGATGCCAAAAATATCAGACAACAACCTTGTCGAGAAAAGCAAATCCCTTGTTTGGGCGAAGTTCAGGGACTACACCGCAGGAGAACTTCGGCTGTTGGAGGTTTACCTGTCAAGAATAAATCCGAGAGACCCAAATAGCAGCCGTGTGGAGTTCACTTTGGCGGAATATAGAGAGCTTCTTGGACTGAAAAGCCTTGATGCAAGAAGGATTGAGCCGCAGATTAAGCACTTTTTAGGCAATACGGTGTCGATTCCGATTGACAAGGAGAAAGGTACGTTTGAAAGCTTTGTCTTGTTTACAAGGGCAAAACTGGACTATGTGCCCGAAACAAGGTCTTATGTTGTAGCAATCACCTGCAACCCTGACCTGCGCTCTATCTTCTTTGACATCGCCGAAAGCGGATATGTTCGATATCGTCTGCGTTACACGTCACGAATGAAGTCGCAGTACAGCATCTTGCTTTACTCGATTCTTAGGGACTGGTTGAATATGGACAACAAACCGCATGAAATCAGTCTGAAGAAGTTGAGAGAGCAGCTTGGTGCGATGGAAGCCAGCTATGATGTTTACAAGAACCTTCGCAAGCGAGTGCTTGACGTTGCGGTGGACGAAATCAATGCCGTGTCTGACATTGTTGTGACCTACGAACCAGTCCTTGTGGCACGAAAAGCTGTGGCAGTCAAGTTTAAGCCCAAAATTAAAGCTTCTGAGATGTTGATTGAAGCACAGGCAAGCGAAGTACCGTCCGAACCTCAAAAAGCCGCCAAAAAGCCCCGCAGAAGCGGATATGAGGATTTCGACTGGTCTATGTGTGACGAACTAGAAAAGCAGGACTGCATTGACGTGGCAAAGGTAGTTGAGAAGTGGATGAAGAAAGAGCATCCAGAAATCAAGCTGCCAAGACGCAGAGAAGCGGTCTACGATACAGTAAAGGCAGCATACAATGACATTTTGTCTTTGGACAGGTCTCCGTTCCCGGACAGACCTGTTGGTTATCTGATTAGAAGCGTGGACAAGGCAGGTATCGTAGACAGATATATGCCAGCGTTCTATTCCATTGAAGCCTTGCAAAAGTAGTTAGAATGAGCAGATAATGCAGAAAGGAGCGAGAATGGGTTGGATTAGCGTAAAAGATAAGATGCCAGACAAGTACGTTCAGATTATCATTTATGATAAAGTGATGGGCGTTACTTTCGGTTATTATGGTGACTTCAAAGGCGAAAAATGGTATACAGATGATGTGTTGACGGATGCGTTCTATGGAAACAATAGTGAAACGCAACTGATTGATGATAATGTGTTATATCATGTAACCCATTGGATGCCACTTCCTGATGAACCCGAAGAATAAAGAAAGAGGGATAAAATGGCAAAAATCATAGCTGTCGCCAACCAGAAGGGCGGCACAGGAAAGACCACCACAAGCACCTGTCTGGCTGGTGCGTTGCAGTTGCTTGGCAAGAAGGTCTTGCTGGTGGACTGCGATGCCCAGTGCAACGCAACGGACACCTACGGCGCACAGACAGAGGACGTATGCACCCTGTTTGACGTGATGACCCGACAAGGTACGGTAGAAGAAGGAATCCAGCACTGTGAAGCTGGTGACATTCTGCCGTCTGATAACGCATTGAAGGACATTGACGAACAGCTTGTCCGGGACATGGGAAAGAACTTCCGGCTGCGAGAAGCCCTTGAAAGCGTGTCCGTGCAGTATGATTACATTGTGCTGGACACTCCTCCGCAGCTTGGTCTTGCGCTTGTGAACGCTCTGATCGCAGCCAACAGCATCATCGTACCTATCACAGCAGACCGATACGCACTGGCTGGTTTGAGCCAGCTTTCGCAGACCATCAGCGATGTTCGCAGATACTTTAACCCGACTTTGAAGATTGAAGGTTTGCTTCTGAACCAGTACAAGAGCCGGGAGAACCTGTCCAAAGAGGTTGTGGAGCAGCTCCCTGTGATTGCACAGAGTATGGGGACAACACTGTTAGACGTGAAGATTAGACCGTCTATGGGCGTTCGTAAGGCGCAGGCAGAGCGACACAGTCTGTTTAGCGGTGACACGGCAAAAAGTACCAGTGCAGAGGACTTCAAAGCATTAGCGCAGCATATTGTCGGAGGTGAAGGCTGATGAAGTCAACCAGCAAAAAATCAACAGGCTTGCTTGGCGGCTTTGATTTTCAGCCTATTTTTTCGGAGCAGACATTAAGCCGAAGTGAGCCAAAGGAAGAAGAAGTAAGCCAAGCAAAGCCGAACGAAGCCGAACAAGCGCCGATTAAGCCTGGTGAAGCCACAGACAGCCATACTCAGCCTAATGAAGCACAGTTAATCAACATTAAGCCGAAGCAAGCCAAAGACAGCAAAACACAGCCGAACAATGCCGTAGTCAGCGAAAGTAAGCCAAAGAAGCTGAAACAGGCGAAAGAAGTTCAACGTCTTATCGAACAAGGCGATGTATCCGGCGCACTAGCCGAAGCTGGTTTGACAAAGAAAAAAATCTCGATGCCGGAATCGCATCAGGGCGTTGCAAGTGGCGATGGAAAGCGTTCAAAGCGCATTACAATCCTTATGAGCGAGGAAGAGCGCAAGTATATCAACCGTGAAGCCAGACGGCACGGAATGACGATTGGACAGTTCGTGTACGCTCTGGCGGTTGCAGCGGCAGAAGGAAAGATTGAGTTGGAAAATTTCTTGGAGGATTGACGAAATGAAAAAGTTTGTAGCTCTTTTTGAAGGTTGGAACGGAAAGCATGACCACGAGTGTATGTGTTACACCATTAGTGTAAATGATGATTTTGAAAGTATTCTCGGCGTTGAAGAACAGGCAGAAAAAATGGCTCGAAGCGAGTATCCCCATCTAACAAAATTTGAAACGCTGTATATCAAGGAATTGATTGAAAGATAAACGCCAAGTTGTATGGAGGGTTGGCCTATGATTGCTTATAGACCTCATCGTGGCTCTTTGAAAAACGCTCTAAAGGAAACAAGAGTGTTTGCCAATGAATACGAAATGAAGCAGAGAATTGCAAATGAATGGAACCTAACCTGTGGGAGAAAAGAACTGAACCCAGAAAATATCGTAATTTCACAAGACGAATATTCCGATTACAAGAGTGGGTGGCAGAGGGTTCACGATGTTTGCGTCACGAAGATTGGAAGCAGGAATCTCGTGGATGAGTTAGGGGCAGTTCAATGTATTGGATACTGTTCGTATGACATTTCAAACGCACCTAAAATCGGGCAGTGGATAAACGTGAAAAACGAGATGCCAGATGAATACAATCCGTATGTTATTGGATTTAGCCAAGACGAGTATGACGTTGAGATTGTTGGATACGAGCAGGATTTTGGCGAGTGGCGAGATAAAAGCGGAAAACCGCACAATATTACATATTGGATGCCGTTACCTGAACCGCCTGTAAAATATTGAAATGGTGGACGACATGGAACAAAAAGTGTTAGGGCACTACGAATTACACTGGTATCTCAATGGGACAGGCGGTAACACATACGAAGGTAAGATGGTCTTTCGAGATAAAGATTGGCGTATAAGATATATGCCGAGCCAATGCGTAAAAACAAACTATTTCTACTTAAAGAAAATAAAAAATGATTTCAATAGCAAAGGGAAAAAAGAGGGAAGTTATAAAAACATTGCGTGGATAAAATTTTCTGAATTGAACTGGTTTGAACGAAGAAAACGTCCAAATTGGTTCAAAGTCCAGTTTCTTTCAAATGGTCTTGATAGTTCAAAAACACAATGGTATACAGTCCACGACTTATCTGACATTGAAGAAAGAAAATATTGGGTTGAAGAAACTCGCCAATACACAATGAAAGAACTTTCAGAGAGAATGCCAGCAGAAGATTTTATCGAGTATATGAAAGACAGAGGAATAACGATAATTCGATAAGCGCAAACACCCCTGTGTAGTCGTAATGACCGCACAGGGGTTTGTTTTACTTATCAGCAATGCAATCCCAGTAGAGATATGCCTTGCCATCTGCGGCATCCGCGTCCTCAAGGAACGCCTTTGCCATGTCAGCGTAGAAGCCCGGAGTGTCAACGGACTGGCGCTTTGCAACCTGACAATAATCCGAGTACATCATGTTCATGACAGCCCAGAAATCGTTCGGGTCACAGGTGATATTGCGCTGTTTAGCAACGTCCTGCGTCTGCTCCAGCGTCCAGTGACAGCCCTTCGTGCCGTCAGCGTTCACCATGCTGTCACACCATTCCTCCGCTTCATCGTGGGTGAGGTGCTGGCGCGGCATCTTGATGGAGCGGCTGTCTGCGCCGCCACGTTCGTACTGTCCAGACCGCTTGTCCCAGTCGCCGTTCTGCGAGAAGCCGATTTGCGGCATCTTGCGCCCATACTCTACATCAGGGTAGCGGGGGATAGGGTAGGGGTCAATGTAGCGGTTTTCCTCCTGCGGATAGTAGGGATAGCGGTCGTTGCCACCTTCCAGCTTGCGCAGACGGCGTTCCAGCTCACGCTCCCTGCGGTCACGCTCTTCCTCAAGGCGGTCACGCTCCGGCTCACGGTTTTTGTCGTGGTCACGGAGCATCATCATGCGGCGAAAATTGTTCTTGCCCATAATCTATACCTCCTCAAGAAATGGACGCGGGCGCGCCAGCGTGGGAACGGCAGAAGCAGCCAAGATATTTGAACGTACCGGTGCCGGTCGCAGACGTTGCAACGCGGGTAGCATAGCGGGTTCGAGTGTGGATGCTCTCAGCGGTTGCCTGAGCGCAGTTACAGTCGGTCAGAGGGTATGCGGTAGTTCCTGCACCGATGGTAATGACCACAGGGGCGTTGATGGTGGTCGTGTCCGGCAAAGCCTGAGCAATGACCAGACAATATTTTTCTCCTGCTGCGTAAGAGCCAGCAGGGATGTTGATGGTCAGCGTGTCATTGGCGAACGTCACCGCATCCGAGATGACGAGGTGCGGGCACAGCCGGCAGCTTGTTTTGCAAGCCATAATTTTTTCCTCCTAAAAAATCAGGGGCAGAGGTGTCTTACCCCTGCCCCGATGGTTCACCCGGTGTTATCGGGGAGTGTTTGGGTTAGCAGCAGCCGCAGCAGTTCACGCCAACGTTGGGATTTGCCACCTGATAAGCGGGAATCGGACGAGGATTGACCCGGTTCAGGATGGTATCAGTCTGCTGGGACATCACGGTGGTCAGAAGCGCATTCTGACGATCCTGAGAAGCCGCAAACTTCAGGTTCTGGTTCTCAGCAGTCAGAGTGGCAATCTTGTCCTGCGTGAAGTAGTCCATCATGCTACGGAAGTTGGCGTTGCAGTTGTCTACGATGGCGCGGGCGTTGTCTGCGATAGCCTGACGGGTAGCGCAGTCTTCCGTTGCGATGGTGTACTTCAGGTCACCGATCAGCTGCTTGTTCTCGCAGCAGCAGGATGCCAGCTGCGTCTGGATAGCGGTCTGACCAGCCTGCCGAGCGTTGCCCTCCTGCATGATGGCAAGGCTGATGGCGTTGTCGCCGTTGGACACGCTGCGTTCCAGACCGTTCACGAGCTGTGCGTTCTGGTAGCCAAGCTGACAGATGGCGCTGTTCACACCAGCAAAGCCGTTCGCAATGTTGGTGTTGACGCCGTTCATCTGTGCCAGCTGGTCATAGCCCAGAGAGCAGATACCGCTCTGGATGCCTGCCAGAGAGCGGGAGGTATCCTGCTGGTAGAAGCCCTCGGACAGAGCCGCACGGGTGTCTGCACCGCCCTGCCCGGTTGCGCCAGTGCCGACCAGATAGGGGATGTAGGCGTTCATGCCGTTGTCACCGCCGTTCCGGCCATAGCCGTTTGTACCCCAGCCGAAGATGATGGCGAGGATAATAACAGCCCAAAGACCCTCGTTGCCGAAGAATCCGCCGTTGTTATTGCCGCCGTCCTGCCCAGCCAGATAGCCAGTTGCAAAATCGTCCATAACAAAACTCCTTTCAGTTTTGCGTTATGCTATCCCGCTACCGTGTGCAGCGGGCGAAGCCAAATCAAAGCGGTTTTTGTCAAGTCCGCAAAACTGAGAAGCGTTTCGCTTAGGGATGCTTATTTTAGGATTGTTAAGTCAGCTTGGAGGGTTGTCTTTTTTATCTTTTGGGTCATCCCACTTTTTGCTGGCAGCACCAAAAATAAAGCCAAGCATTAAAGGAACCCATATTTTGTCATCGCCGCACAGATTGTTGATGTCAAAATCTTTTTCGGAATGGCTGTTTTCAAAATCATCCATTGTAAAGTCTCCTCACTTCGGAAGCGTCAAATTCAGGACGCTTGCCAGCTGGTTCAGGTCGATGCCCCGCTCTTTGGCGAGGTTCTGCGCCATCGTTCGGAGCTGTGCTTCGTTTTTACCCTGAATCAGGTTCAGCCCCTGCATGATAGGAGCATTCTGCCCGCTTAACTGCTGGATAAGCCCCATCGGGTTTTGCCCGGCACGAGCCAGATTTGCAAGCTGCATGATAGGGCTGTGAGTAATCACATCAAACGGAGAGGACATTTTTATTCTCCTTTCTTTGCGGTGGCAGAGGGCTTAGAAAAACTCTTCTGCCACTTTTCCAACTCATCCAGACGGTGGACGAGGGTGTTGTACTGCTCAATAGGCACATACTGCTGTGTCGGTGCAGCGGTCTGCTGTGCCTGTTGTGCTTGCATCTGCCGCCATGCTTCCGGACTGTAAAACTCTTGTACATAGGATTCACAGGTGTCCGGGTTGAGCCGTTTGCAGTAGATCACGCCGCTGCGCAAATCTGGGCAGTAGGTCGGTCTGCCGTACAAGTCAGACGGTATCGCCAGAAATTCTTCCCTGCTGGAAACGGGTCTGCCGAGCAGCCAACCACCATCTTGTGCCGACTGCTGAACAGGCTGCTGCCCATTCATCGGCTGCGGACGCTGCGGTTGCGCCTGTTGCATCTGCGTACTCGGTAGGGGAGTGACAAGCCCAACCGTACCCATGCCGCCGTAAGGATTGACAGGCTGCTGCGGAACGTAGGGCGCTCCGGGTGCCGGATAATAGCTCATAATACATCCCTCCTTGTGCATCCAGTGTACTACATCGGCAAAAAGTGAAGGACAACGAACGTACAACGAAGGACAAATATAAACTGATACAACTGATACAAAATAAACAAAAAAATAAGACAAAGTCTGGTGACTATGCTTGTATCACTTGTAGCAGTTTTGTGGTATAATCAATACAACAAAACAGGAACGTGAATTTAGGAGGAAGTATAATGGAAAACAAGACCATCCAGAATCTCGGCAAATTGTACCGTCTGCTCGATGAAGCCTGCTCCGACCGCGTGAATCAGGCAGACCTTGATAACGCTACGAGGTTTCCCGTGCGTGGCGTGATGATGAAAATCACGCTGGCGCACAAGCTCCACAAGATGACCCCGGAGCTTGACAATGCCTGCTCCTACGTCCTGAAGGATGTAGACCTTGAGGACGTGGATAACAGCTTTGCGCTCAAAGCATTGCCGTTGCAGCAGCAGGGCATGTTCCAGATCGGGTATATGTCACCCGATTATAAGACGCTCGGCGTGTCTGCCGTAAAAATCAAGGCTGCTCGGGAAAACGCCGGGCTGACTATCCGGGCGCTGGCAGAAAAAGCCGGGCTGTCCACTGCAACCATCCAATATGCGGAATCCGGGAAGGCTGTCCCGAGAGTAAACACCCTCGAAAAAATTGCAAATGCCTGCGGTGTTGCCATCGCCGACTTACAGGGGTGAGTCGCATGATAGAAAAAGGTGTGTGATATGCGGCAAGGCCTTTGAGGTCTATCCATCAGAGGAACTTATCCTGCGGGCGCTGCGGGAATATCTCAAATAAACAAAAAGCCCCGATGCTCCGTTTGGAGCGTCGGGGCTTATTTTGTAGCACGCATCTTTGATTACACTCAGTGCGTATAAAATTTTCAAAAAAGTCTTGACAAATGCACGCAACGCGTGTATAATAAAGACAGTGAAAGACGCATGAAATCACAACGGAGGAACGAAAGATGAAAAAGATCACTGCTGACGAGTTCGCAGCCAAGGTTATGTCTACCGGAACCGAGCTTGAGGTCGACGAACTTCGCACCCAGTCCCTGCGGAAGTACGATCGAGAATGGTCCGAAGAAGAGATCCCGGACTATGAGCAATCCGTCGTGCTTGACATCTACGCCCACATCAACGTGCACGATGGGGATGTCAAGACTGAAGATCTGAGCGCATCCGATTACATGCTGACCGCGGAAATGCAGCTGACGCAGCAGCAGGCGGATGCCCTGTACAATGGCGACCCGGAAATTGAGCAGATCGAGCGCCAGATCATCATGGATGAGATTTATCCGCAATACGAAGCTTTCTTAAAAAGCATGCAGTAAGCAAAAAGTCTCCCAGACGGTGTGCGAACACCGACTAGGGGACTTTAGCGAAAGACACCTCACATGGAGGCATACAATTATGCTACCACACGAAAGAAAGGAAATCAACCATGTATACCACTGCTGAACTTTTCACAATGGCAATCGACCCGAAGGTCTCCTGCGAGACCTTCCTCAACAGCGTCACCCTCAGCGTCCCGGATGATGCTGCCGGGTGTGTCGATCTGGACGCCGAGAAGGCAAGGCTGTCCCGGATCTGGGACGTGGCGCATCTTCCCATGCGTGAGTTGGTGGACCGCACCGGCCTGTCTCAGACTGCATTTGCAAAGCAGGCAGGCGTCCCACTGCGCACCGTGCAGGACTGGTGTGCAGCCCGCCGCAGCTGTCCCGGCTGGGTCCGCTTCCTTCTGGCGGAGCACTACCGGCTCCTGTGAGCTGACGCCGCAGTAAAGCAAAAATCCCCCACTTTGCCTACAAAGTACCCCGCGTGGAACGCAGGGCTTCGGCGAAGCAGGGGATTTTTACTCAAAAATTTTTGTAACGCCTTTCAGCCGGTAGCCTACCGCCGTCCGGCTGTAATTTGTCTGTGCTGCAATGTCCGGCAGCGGAAGCCGCTCAACGTACCGCAGTAAGGCTATCTTACGGTCAACCCTCCCAAGCGGTGCGTTTTTGATGGCGGCGATCATCCTCTGTCGGTCAAGTCCTTGCAGCGCAGCGGGCAGCACTACGCGAGCCGCCGCCACAGGCAGCACCGAGCCAAAAAGGCTGCGGCAGCTGTCCGGCGTTGCGCACTCGAGCGGTCACGGCACAGCAATGTCCTATTTTGCCAACGTCGGCAAAATGGTCACGCGCTGCGGGCCACAAAATCGGGTACGCACGCCGATCATAATAATAGCGCGGTGTTTGCTCGTATGTAGTGCTTGCCATAATAATCTCCTTACTGCTTTTCCAGCGCCGCTCGGGCGCGGTCAAAGAAAAACTGGATGACCGCGCCGATGGTCTCATCGGTGATGGCCCAGCTGATGAGCCTGCCGTATTTGCTGGCGCTCAGGGCGGCGCGAAGCATCTTGACGACCCACGCCTTGCGCTCTGCGCCACGTTTCGTCCCCTGAATCTCCTGCTCTGCCCGCTCGATGAGGTCCAGCACCAGCGGCTTTACCGCTGCGCCATAGCCCAACCGGATGCAGCCCAGGGCGTAAAAGATAAAGCCGCCCAGCATCAGCACTGCCGCCACCGGGGCAGGGATAAGGTCAAAAAGCTTAGTTGCCAGTGCTTCCATGATTGGTCACTCCTTTTAACAGATAGTTGTCAATGTCGGTGCGGCTCTTCTGCATTCCCTCGCGGTTGTTGCCGGAGAGTTGGGCATCCAGCAGATTGCGCACCCCGTCGAGGGTCAGACGACTCACCTCGTCGATTTCGTCAAAGCGGCGCAGGTCGCGGGCAAGGGCCTGCGTGTGCTGAAGCTGGCCCTGCTCCAAGGTGCCGATGCGCTTGTCCATCTCATCCAGCCGCTTGTTCTGCACGTTGTCAGGCTCCTGCGCCTTTTTGATGTACTTGTGGATGATTTCCAGTACCTTGTCAATGGTGATGGCCGCAGCACACAAGCTGCCAAGGATGCCCAGCACCCACAGCAAAGCTTCTTTTTCGCTCATGCGCCCTCCCGGAGACGGGTCAGACCCTTCTTTCTGATGATACGGGGGTAGTTAAGGGTGGTCACATTGAGGTCAACGTTGCCGGAGATGCCCGGCACACGGCCCTCACTGCTGTGCTGGTGAGCGTTGTAGTGGTAGCCGACAGCAGGGGTGTGCCCGGTGGTGTCAGACAGCCAAACGTCCCAGCGGTTTGCCAGACGGCCCATGTCCAGCTCCATGTTAGAGTAGTGGGTATAGGTGTAGAGCTGGGCGTAAAAGCCCATTTTCTCCACCTGTTCCAG